GTTGCTACGAAGAACAATGGAACTGTTGGCGCCGCCGCTGGGATGTAGAATGACTCATCAATAACGGTGACTGACACGCCTGGGGAAACAAGGGTTGCCATATGAAAATTCTCCTTAATATATCGCTTAGACTTACCGTAGAATATTATTACAATGCGGTTTTCGTACTAGTATTTATGTTTTAGTCGGGTTTTCGGGCCCGAATACGCTTACTTTCTTTATCCACCAACCACCATTGTGCCCCAAAGAGCACTGCTATCAAACGGAACCATATTGCCATTCTCGTCAAACTCATTAACCTGAAACTTATCAAGGTCACCAAGCTTAATAACGATCTTTTTAACGACATCATCTTTAATATCAACAGGAGCAGAGATGTAAATTGGCATGTCAAATGATAGAGACCATGTTATCATACGACGATCACCACCTGGAGGATAGTTTTCTTCATTGTTCAGGCCCACCAACTCAACTGATGCTATCTTAGTCCAGTCTAATGCTGAATCTGACGTTTGGATTTGTAACACCGGATCAAACAGCATTAAAAGCTGCTCAAGGATTTGGTGCATTTGCTGCGTGTTGGATGCATATATCGAAAGTTCTGTTGTCATGATATACGGGATAGGCATAACACGCGTAACAGTACGTAAGTCATTAGGATAGACTCCGCCTGCCGGTAGGAATGTTCTACGATCTACAATGCCAACACCTTTTCTATTTGGCGATAGTGCCAAGCTTGTCATGTTTGCTACCATAGCTGGTACAGAGAACGGTCTGTTCTGCGTATTGCCAGCTTGAATAGCAGCAACAACTCTATCTCTGCTACCAATAGAAATTGGAACAGTGATGAATTCTGGGACATCACATTCTCCTTTACCAGTTTGAACTTGCAACCCAGTAAAGATATTACAGAATTGAAGAAGGTAACTTCTAAGTTGTCCTTCGTAGAAATAATTCGCTATCATTAATCGTCCTCATCAAATGAATGGGTAAGCTTTACTGCACCTTTGTATTTAAGGACTTTAGTGTTGAACCAAGCTGTTGATTCAACATCCCAACCATAGGTGAAAGAATCAGAACCATACGAATACGTGTGACGAACGCCATCGAAATGACGAGCCATTGTGTCCCATGGATAGTTGGTTCTCATTTGATCAGTGCCCCAATAGTTCTTAGCCCAGTCAGGAACTTCCTTGGTGAACTTGTGGGCGAATTCAGCCCATTCATAGAACTGATCAAGATGAGATGCGCCAAGCACTAATGCAGAACTGTCAACTTCAAATAGGTAACCATAATCGGTCTGCCACTCTGGAAATGTTTTTTGTACAAATCTATACCAATCGCTGGTATATCCATCCCCGCTTTTAATAGCTGAAGATGTCCAGAAAGCGCCTGACGGCTTGCTATCACCTGCCCATGGACTCTCTTTAAATGATGTTAGAATCGGAATTGATTCTTCTTTAATTTCATCAGGGAACTGTTTCTTAATGTCCCGCCAATCTCTATCGCGTTTACGTTCTAGCTCGCGCTTGGGGTCTCTACGTTTCGGCACAAAGAGCTGTGTGGCCATATTCTTTTCAGTACATGCACGTTGAATGTCCTTTAAGCGAGCATAGCCAGAGGAATAATCATCTGCCCATGAAGGCTCAACAACCTTCTTCTTTTCATAAAGAAAGTCTTTGAATCTCATAATATAAAATACTTCACGTCTATTTTAAGAGCTGAGCAAAATTCCTGAAGCTCTTTGGTTGGCTTAGGCTGCATTCTAACTGCACAAAATTTACCATTGAACCAGATTTCTCTGTTGGTTGGAAATGGCTGACCTATTGTTTGGATTAAGAATCCATTCTCTCCAGGTGACATTAGAATATTGAGTGCATCAAATAAAGTTGGTGCATCTGTAGCATCCATCATCCCCGCATAATGCTTAAAGGCGCTCGTCTTTGTTTCTTCAATAGCCTTCTCGATCATAGGAAGAGTTATCTTCTTTAGACTGGGAATGAAATTAGGAGTCTTCTTGCTGTTTGAAGCAGCAGCATTATCAAAGATAGCAGCAATCAATTGACCAACACCTCTAGCAATCCCAGTAGCATTGAGACCACTACCAGCTGTTGGGCCCAAGCCAGAAATACCTTTCCACTTTCCTTGATGTATATCTGCTAATGGGCTAACAACTAACTTTGTTCCATTCTCTGGCAAAATAACGTATGGGACTCCAGCATCACCATGAGTGTCACCAGCTTTTATCTTATCACTAGAGCAGATGAACGCTTTTTTGCGTGGTGCAATAGCGTTGATTTCTTTCCATGCAGGAAGAGCATCTAGTAATGAATGAAAATTGCCGCCATGATCTGAGTGAGCATCTCTAAAATCTTTTTCCTGATAACCATAATTGAAAAGGAATGCGCCTTTACCATGTGAGCCTAATCCTCTGTAAAGAACATGTCCATGTTCTAACTGTTTAACAGCATCAGTAAAATCATAGAGCTTCTTTTTTAACCCGGCCAAGATAGCAGATGGGTGTCTATCCAAATACTCTGGTAGAGATTGCTCAGCTAGTAAAAATTCTTTGAAGCCTATCATACTGTCTTCTTGTTAATGGATTGTTTTGTTGCAGACTGCAGAATGTTTCTTACAGAAGGTTTGTGCGAACTATAATCAGCTCGTCTATCTGTCTCTAAGTATAACCACTTGTTCTTCACCATAGAGTATCTATACAGACGAGGCGCAATGTTTAAATGTGGTGCATAGTTAAGACGGAAAAAGTCACCATCATGCGCAGTGGTTAAATCTGGTAGTGCATAACCCTCACCATATGGTTCGCCACCCTTTGGTAAACCATCTTCAATGTATCCATTGAGTGTGCCATGTGGTCCTTGAGGTGGAGGATTGCCCTTAGGTGTTGAGGATTGCGGCTTGACAGGATATGGAACTGGTCCCATAGTAGTCCCATCATCTGAACCACGTTCTGGAACTGCATCTGCAGCTTCCTTCATTATCTCTTCCATCGAGGCAAGTGGCATGACATCTATCTGGTCTGCTACACCATTATTAAGAACTGAGTCAGCAATAAGATACTTCTGTGAATCAATAGTACCAAAGATGTCTCTATTTTCTTGTGAAGGTGTTGCTTGAGATGCAGAGAATCTGTATACTGTTGGGCGCCATGTAGTGCTGAACCCTTCTGATGCCCAACCAGTATCAGTAACTTCCAAGAACTTTCTAACTGGTTTCAGGTTATGATCGTATTGCATTTCAGGAATGACTTCAACGATATCACCTACAATAATTGGTCTACCTAACTGCTGAACCATGGTCACGAATGACACAGTGAACGAGTATGAGTCAAGGATACTGAGACCGAATCTGCTAAGGTCAGACATTGAATCTGCAGGAGAGTACTGCATCTTCATTAGAATAGGTTCAACACTATAATCACGATCTCTATTCTCATTAAAGAATAGGTCTTGAATATTATTAATATCTGTGGGCGCTGAATCTAGTACGTCCAATGCAAGCACTTCCCAATTTCCTGAACCTTGAAATAAGGTAGGAACTATACGTACTGCTTTTACTGTTAATGGAGTCTTAAAGCCCAATGTTTGAGGAAGCGGGGATTGAACAAGATTAAATATGCCAATGCGTTTCCATACATAATTGACAGCAATAGTAAACATGTCACCGATAGCAAATGGAGCAACTCCCTGCTCAAGGGTAACATTAATGATAGTGCTTAAAAATGGTACGCCTACGAATGCATTATTAAGCTGCAGAGTGCTTCCATCTGGCATTGATGCATGAACAGTAAATGCTGATGAAGATATAGCTACAATAGAAACAGTACATCTAGTAGCATTGGGACCAAATCCATTAAATGATATAGAACCATTACCTAAACCTGAATAAAGCGGATCAATAACCTCACATGATCCATCTGCAATTTCTACCTTGACCTGTCTAGCAAATTCATTGGGCGTATTCGCCTGTGTGATTTGTAATGCACCGACTTTAGTCCATTTAGCTTTCTCTGGAGCGTACTCGGTTCTTAGATTAACTAATCGTTTGATGCCAAAATCTATGCCAACATAAGCATTTGCAGCAACCGCTGCACCCGTTTGGAAAGATTTCCAAGAGGTGCTATTAATACCAGTTATCGGGAATCCAGGATAAGCCATAGATGCTATCACTGAACCTTCAGATAAAATAGATCCGGTTCCTTGCTCGTGTACGCCTAATAACTTGTAAAGATTTATTGGGGCTCCAGATATACGAAGAGCTTCGGCTACGTAAGTTTCTTGTCTAAGCTGATCATTCTGCTCGCATAGATCCGGGTTAATGCTATTTAATTCCCATTCGCCTGACGGAAGACTTGGAGCTATATAAGGAGCAAGCGCAGGGTTATTTAGTCCAGTTTGAACAGCTGAACCATTTGGATTGTTGATGCTGCCTGCACCATTTTCGCAAGGTAGTGTCTGTGGCATCTGGCTATCCGATCATGAAGGCCGTATTGCCGAAGTTTACACCACCATTACCAGCTTCATAGTCGGTAATCTGACGTAGTAGTTCATTCTGGAGTTCTGTTGCCATATTTAGCAGTGTATCACCATTCAGCGTAATACCGCCATTAGGGCCAGGCAAATTGCCATACTTAGAACGAATCATACCCAGCATTTCCAATGCTTCAGATTGAGCCCAACCTTGAAGCCATTGCTTAGCCCATCTGTCAAGAAGTAATTCTTGCTCAGTGCGCTCCATAACTACTTCAAGGATAACACGTTCTTGTTCTAGCGAGATGTTGCGCAAGATAATGAGCTGACGCGATGCTTCATCCCAGGTGAAGACTAAATTACCAGCAAAGATTTTCTCGTAAGTTTCTGCTAGCTGAGACATTAAATGAATTGATAATACATCAACATTTGAGCCTTGATACAATTGATTAAAGAATGCTTGGGCATACAATCCATTCTCTGCAGACAAAGAACTAATGCCTAACATGTTAACTCGATGTATTTTTAACACGTTTACAATTTTGTCTGTCTTATCACGAGGATCATTTAGATAATATGTGCTCTGACCACGCTTGAGTGTAAATGCAATATGACGGTGCAAATAAGCATTATCGGCGCGACGTCTAAATTCATCTAAAGAATTGTCAATGGCTACGTTGAATTGTTCTTCTGAGAGCTCAACACATAAAGCTGGCCACCCAAGCTGATGTTTTAAAACCTTAATAAGTCTTAAACGCTCGTCATATGAGCCATCTGTACCAACACCAATTTTATCGGTTGTAGGTGCACCCTCATTATCAGTATCAGCTTTTAACCAATTATCACCAGTCCACACCATTAGGTCGCGTGTGCTTTGCTGATAAAAGAAATCTCCTATACTAGGAACACTTATATCAGCTGAGCCAGCGATTGTTCCACTTGGAACAATATTCTGCCATGTTGCAGCTGGCGTTCCAGGTATCAATACTCTTACTAAATCCGAGGCTGGTAAATACCATGACCCTAAAGAATAAAATTTAATTACACTTTGCTGAATAGTACTAGCACTAGTTCTAAGCGTCAAGTAAATAAAATCGCCTATTGCTGGTGTTATGGGGAGAGTACCGGTAACAGAAACACTATTGAATGGAGCCCATGCCGCGCCCATTTTTACTTGCGTGTTCGTAGAGTCGCAAATGGTCCAAGATGTACCATTAAAATACTTTAACGCTTGTTCAGAAGTATTAAAGAAAATCTGGTTTTTTACAATGGGAAGAAGCTCGCCAACTGGAACAGTGTTTTGAGTACCTTGTACCCAAGCGCCCATCGTTTCATTCCATACTTGAACAATATTTGACAATGGGTCAAAGTAAGCTTGACCATTTGTTGGATTAGATGGAGGGACTAGTCCTGTCGGAATAGAGCCTGCATATGTCTCTGATTGTTTTTCGAAACGAGATGATTCTAACGGATAGGACTGATTGCCAACTGTATAATACTGCAGTACATTAGATGCGGCGTGAATAGACGCATAATACAGCTTAGTCGGATCGATGTTGGTAACATCTACTGTCTTCGTAGTTATCGGGTCACCGAAGAATCCATAAAAAGCTGCTACTACTTGAGCTGTGTTTATCGTATCAGCAGGTGATGCCCAGTTTGAAGATGCAGTGTAGCGTGTTCCATCGACTGGAAAATGGATAGAAGAAAACCGTGATTCCGATAAAAGAACAACGGCACCATCGTATGCTTGAGGCACAGAAGGCAAATCCCACGACAGTCTAAGTGTAGTAGGATTGACTTTAGTCGCCGTAATGTTTAGTGAGCGGCCCTCAACCCATAGTTCATGGGTGGTTAACTGAATCGAATCTGACATTAACGTATCCTGACAACATAAAATGATATTACATATTTATGCTATCTGGAAAGTTTTAGTCGTTCAATCAGTAAATAGACTATCAATCGGAGATAAGAAATGAAAATCAGCAAACGTATACAAGCCAAATCACATATGTTTATGCCAGGCGATACAGTGCAAGCAGTTGTCAAAAAGTTCAACTTGCATGATGTTACTAAAGAAGAAATGTGTCAACTAATCGATCAGTTTAAGGATATAAACCCACCATTAGTTCTTAAGCCAGGGATAAATGCCTTAATCCCAATCTTAGATAGACATCAAGATAAAGTCTTTACCCATTGAGATAATCAGCTAGAGTGTCAATATAAGCTTCTAGCTCTACTTTCCTGCTAGTCATGGTAGATAGAGCCATACTGACTGCAGCAGCACCATGATTACGTGAATGTCGATTAAAATCTTCGCCCCGTAATCTTGCTATGCTTGCTGATACTAGCTTGTGCTCAGCAATAAGCTTCTCCAGATACTCTTGGGAGAAATGATTCATATGTTTTTCCTTAGGTTTCGGCTTACGCCACCATTTTAGCATTATTCATTATAATCTAATGGTGGCGTAAGTAAACTTGAGCTTAGAAGAAGTCTGATAATTTATCGTCGTTTCGATCTTCAGTTAATTTTTCTATTCTTCTGCGTTCTCTGTATAAGGATAGAATAAAGTAGCTGTTTAGAAACATGTAGAAGCCAACCAAGAAGTCATATGATAGCCAATCGTGACTTTCAAAATCTTTACCCTGTGTTATGATGTAAAAAATTCTGAACGTAAAGAAACATGCTGTGAGTATCGAAATACCTGCGACAATATATCCATTACGAATAACTTTTGGATTCAACTCAGCATCAAACTTTATGGATATGTAGTCTGGGTAATGAAGCAGAAAAGGCAGCATGATCAATCCACCTACTAATGATAGCAGTCCTGAAAAGAAGGACACTGCTAAATCAGCAAAAATCATTTCCATTGTCATATTATAAACTCGCTAGGTGATCTTTCTCTTCTTTGCCTAAACGCTTTTCAGCGGCAGCAATAATCTCTTTCTTGTGTTTCTTAACTTCAATGTCTCCCCACTTGTCAGCTGTCACAAGCTCTGGTTCTGTACCTGGCTTCCCGAATACCACGTTGACACCATTGTAGTCGTCAAAGTTGCTACTCATTTCGCTGCCCATAACAAGAACCATTACTCCATCAGGCATATGGCTTACATCATAGCCTTTGTATGTTGGGGTTGCTGCTTCACCAACATATTCAGATGGCTGCTTTAGAAGCGTGAGACGATCTTTTACGTCATAAGCCATAACCAAATATTGCTGCGATGCTGCTAAGTTGCGGCGATCTTGATCATCCCATGCCTTCTCATATCCTTCTTCATAGTCCTTGTTTGACTTTGATCCCTTTGGGTAAGGGTTCTTTGGTTCTTTCTTACCCTTAGCAGTGTAAGTGTAGTACACATACTTTCCAAGAGCCTTAGCTTTTGGGTCAGACTCTTCAGCGGCTTCTTCAACATACCCTGCTGAATCTCTACGCTTAGCTTCTGCTTTCAAAGCCTTAAGACCTGAAGTTGCATTGCTATCACCCATCTTAAGTTGTGATTCAAAGTCCTTGATCATCTCTTTAAGCTTGTCATCTGACAAAGCTCTTACAGCTTCCATATCAACTTCTTCAGCTACTTTAGTTGGGGCTGTAATGCCATATACTTGTTTCAAATGATTCTTATATGCAAGGCGCATATCCTTCCATTCCTTCATTCCTTCTTCAAATGACTTCTTGAAAGCACGTGCGACCCCATCAATGTCATAAGCAAATGCTTTTGAGAATTCACCCTTCTTATCATCTTCAGTATGAGCAGCTCTCATAAGCTGTTGCCAAAATGGTTCACCTTCTTCGCCAAGGATGCCGCGAGGGATCATCTTCATCATATCGCGAATCAAGCTTTCACCAACACGATTTTTAGCTTCATGTTCTGCTTGATTGTTGTCGCGTCCTTTCTTAACAGCCCGGAAGAAATCATCCCAATCAAGCGGGTCAGACTCAGCAAAATCAGCAAAATCGTTTTTGTTAACGTACTTCTCAACGTCGATAAGCTTCTTAACTTTAATAACACTACCATCAGTAGCTACTAGAGTTGTCGGTTTAGTTACGTCCATCAAGTATGAGTAGTCATCACCCTTGAACCACATCTTGCCACCCTTCTTCTTAAGGTATGCAATAATTTCTTTTTCTAGTTGTGCTGGTGTAATGTTCTTTTTCCAATCTTTATTGTCATATGTCAAGCCCCATTCTTTGAGAGCTTCTTCTTTAACAGTTTTAGACTTGAAGATGTTCCAAGTGCGATCACCTTCACCATCAATGTCGCTCAACGCAACTTGAACTCCATCTTTATCTTTGAAGATCCAACGACCATCTTTGTCTGTTGATTTAGTTGTAGGACCAAAACGTTCCTTCATAAGCTCAGTAGCTTTAGAAGAAGATGTTGTGTAGTAGGAATCGTCCTTAGCTTCTGATGTAAGACCACGCTTCTTCATTTCACGATCAAGAACTTTGCGCTGTAAGCCGCGAGGAGTCTTGTCACCAGCTTTAGCATCCTTGCCAAATGGGAATCCAAAATCACCCGTCTTAGCTAGACGTTGAACTGTTTCGTCGTCATAACCTTTATTACGCTTGACAATATCTTTAGGGTCAGCAGGTTTTTCGCCACCTGGACCTTCAGCTTCCTTATCCCATCCAGCCATACCACGCTTAACGCTCTTGATACCCTTCTTGATGGTATCAACAACACCTTCTTGTGCAAGATGCTTCTTCATGAATGCTTGACCAAGTGACTCATATGTTTGACCACTCAATGCACCAAGTGGTGTAGCTTCTTTGTATGCTGATACGAAGTCGCTTGCGAAGTCTTCATCATACTGGAAGTAATAGACTGCTGAACGACGACCAATATCTTTCTCAGCAAGCTTAAAACCAGCTGCAAGAATTTCTTCTTCTGTTGTGAGGTCTTTAGGAAGACGTGATGCAAGATCATCAGCATAACGCATTTCTTGCTTGGGCGTCATTTCATTTTCTGGTTGTGGTATCACTTGTTCTTCCTCTTTTACTTTAGTTATCTTTGTTAGTTCTAAGACATCAGTCTTGTACCATTCTTTGATCTGGCTTGATGTCCAAGATGCAGGAAATGATGCTATTGATGTAATCTTTTTGCCATCTTTCTTGACAATTACTTTATAGTCTTGCTTTTTCTCTTTAGCTTCTGCCTCAGCAATAGTAGTAAGTTGTTTGAGCATTGTGTCATCCTGGAATAGTATTGATTCTATTTATCACTATTCTATCCCGAGGCAAAAAGAAACCCGCCGAAGCGGGTTTCTAATATCTTACTTACCTAATTCACTATTACATGAATGAAAGGCTAGCAACGGAGATACGACCGTAGTAGTCAGCACTGTTACCAAGAGATGTAGTGCTTGAAGTAAAGGTAGCTTTACCGTAGCGTGTCATCAATGATACATGTGGGTTGAATGTTTGTGGGTCAACAACAACACCAGAAGACATAAGAGGAATGTATGGGCAGTAGAAATAACCGCTGTCCATTTCACCAGAGCCACCCTTAAAGCCCATCAAGATTGGCTCAGTGCCTGTATCGTGATAGATGTAAGTGTAAACCTTGATAGAACCATTCAAAGTACCAACCAACTTAGTGTTGTTTGGACCATCGAATGAACCGCTTACAGCTGGTGCGAAGACGGACTTAGCAGCAGATTGCAATACGGAAACAACAAGTGGAGAAACTACGATCCAGTTAGCTGGACCACGGCGTGTCTTACGAGCAATTTCGTTAGCAACCTTGTTGATCAAGATGCCAAGAACCGCGTGACGATCACCAACATAGTTAGGAACACCAGTGAATGTTGTAGCTGCCATGTCAAAAGATTCTGTAGTACCAGCAAGAGCGATCAAGTCATTGATCAATTCATTGTCGATTTCAGAAACAACTGCTGCAGAAAGGGATGCTGTGATTTCAGCTTCAAGGTCAAGACCATGAGATGCTTTCAAATCTTGCATAGCTTCTGGAGTCCAACGTGCTTGCAACTTGCGTGAGCCAGCTGTAACAGTTTGCTTCAATACTTCAAGAGTAAGTGAACGACCACCGAATGCTTCGTAGTCAGATGTGATAGAAGCTGCACCAGTAGAAGAACCAGCACCAGCAGGCAATGCACCGCCGACAGCTGCTACGTCAGATGAAGAGTAGAAACGCTTCATTTTACCAAGGTTAGACCACATTTCTGTACCAGTTGTTACACCGAAAGCTTCATCAAGACCTGATGGAGTTGTTGCTGGGCCGTTAACAGCTTCAGCAAACAAGAAACGCATAGAGTATACAAGACCAACTGGACCGCTCATTGGCTGTACGCCGACAAGTTCAGTAGCAATTGTGCCAGGGATAATACGGCGGATCATAGGGATCATGATCTTCTGGAAGGCTTGGATGCCACCAGCAGTGTTTGTGCCAGCGCCAGCAGTTTCCTGAAGGTGTTGCATTTGGTTTTCTAAGACAGGGCCTAGAATACGCTTCTTGCTTTCGGAAAGACCTTCAAGAAGTGTCTCTTTGGTTTCTGCCCAGTTTTCATATAGTTCCATTGAAATTCTCCTTAGGACTAATTAAGAGTTCATACCAGCAAGTTTTCTCAATTGAGAAAATTTATCGCTAGCTACGGGTTTGGTTGGAGCAGACTGCTCATCACCTGTTACAACAACTGACTCAACCAAAGGCTGTGTCTTTGCATCTGCTTCTGGAGCTGCTTCTTCTTTAAGAACGCGGCCGATGAAGTGGTTATATGCTTCCTCTAGACGTGATGTTTCTACGTTCTGAAGAACGAAAGACATTTGTTCACGCTTCTTACCATTAAGAGGAGCAAGTATTTTTTCTAGTTTGGATTCGCGAACCATCTTAGCTTGTGACTCTTCGAGTTTAGCAATTGTGGATTCTGCGTCGCCGAGTTTAGCAACGGCCGCTTGTAACTTAGATTGAATTGAATCTTCGTCGATGTGAGCACCATTGAATTCAGTAGCGAATGCTTCAAAGATCTTACGGCCAAATTCGTTTTGTTTAACGATTTCTAGATCTTCACGAAGCTCTTTGAATTCTTCGCTAAGGCGAAGGTCAAAGAATGCATCCATCTTATCTACCAATTGGTCTAGTTCTTCTGAAAGTGTTTCTGCCATAGCATGCTTTTCTTCAACGATCTTTTCAGCATATTCTGCTTCAAGGTCGCGGAAGCGTTCGATGTCATGACGAAGCTCTTCGATTTCTTCTTCAAGTTTCTTAGCAACGAAAGTTTCGACGTTTTCAATCAAGCTGTCGCGTTCGTTAGCCCACTGTTCAGCAATTTCACCTCTTACCGTCATAGTAACATCTTCACGAACAGTAGTTTTATACTCTTCGATTGCTGTTGTCCATTGGGTAGAGATTTCTGCTCTTGCCTCTTCGCTTAATAGCTCAGAGTTTAGCAATTTCTGAAGGATTTCATCCATGCAGTTCTCCTTATTTGTTGGGGGAATTAAAGACTGAATAGCCGTCTTTAATGGCTTAGAACTTTAACGCGTTCAATATTATAAATATAAACATCGCGTGAAACGTACAATTTTATTTATACGAACGCGTAAAAATCCATAAAAATCAAGCATATTTTATATGCTATCAAACTATTTCAAACTTACTCTGTATCAATCTCGTCATTAGCAGTGAGTTCTTCTTCCTCTGCTGGAGCAACGGCTGGTTGGCCGATACCGGAAATTTCTTGCATCTTAGCTGTCATGTAACCATGTAGGTCCATGGATGCTTCTTCATGTTTATCGTTGATCAAGTTATTGAGCATCGACTTTAGTGCTTCTCTTTTGTCCATATTTTATACTCCTTTGGCTGTGAGCCAGTGGGTGAGGAGGCTACCGGCCCCCGATCGGTTTATTAATAGTTACCAGTCTTCTTGTTGAAGCGGCCCACTTCTTCGCCATTGTCATCGCGAGCAACGACTTCATCTTTCTCATCTTTGAATGTTAGACTCTTGAAGTTAGACTTCATGTCAGCTTTGAATGCTTCCAATTTTTTAGCAATGTCATCAGAAGATTCCATCAAACCTTTGTCTTGAAGCTCAGCAGCAACAAGTGCAAGAAGATGCTTTGTATCTGTCTCAGCCTTACCAACCATAGAAAGATACTTCTTAACCAATGGCTCAAGTGTAGCCATCTTTAGGTTAGGCGTTCCTTGGATCTTAGCTGCAATTTTCTTTGCCGCAAGTTCATCACTAATGCCCATAGGAGCGAGTGCTTCCTTGACATCTTCTTCTTTAGGAGCTTCTTCTTTTTCTTCCTTAGTGGAAGCTACGCCGTCTTTGAAGCCAGCGTCATAAACTTTCTGAAGCAAACCTTCAAGGTCTTCACCCGTCTTGCCTTCAGCTTTCTTTGCAATCTTCTTGATGATAGCTGGAATGTCGTCTTCAGCTTCTTCACCTTCAGCTGGAGCAGCTGCATCATCTGCTGGCTCTTCTTCAGCTTCTTCCTTTTCAAGAACTGGTGCAATACCAGCCATCTTGCGAAGCAAGTCAAAAGATTCTTGAAGTTCTGTTTTCTTTGATTTCTTTGCAAGAGCAGCACGGTCTGTTGAAAGGCCGGCTAGCTGTCTAAGTCTTAAAATGTCGCTCATGATGTTCCTTTAATTAAGAAGCTTCTTCTTCGAAGTGGGTTAATAGGTCGCCGAGTTCACCAATAGAGCTCTGAATAGCTTTAACAATATCGTTGTTACGACTTACACCATTCGTGCTGAAGTTCTTATCTGTATCGCGCATGTGCTTTTTCCAATCAGCAGATGTAACGATTGCAAGAGCATCTTTAAGATGTTTTTCTGCCTTGTCAAATTCAGCGTCAAAGTCTGAAGACTCTTCGTAAGCTTCAACAACTTTAGATGGCTGCGAAGATTCTTGAATTTTAATTAGTTGTTGTAATAGCATGATTTATTTCTTTGTAATAGAGTCAATGAACTTCTTGATCTCAGCCGTCAAATACTTTTGAGCTTTCTTGTCATGCTGAACTGCTTCAGCAAGAGACATGATCTTTTGGTTTTCTACTGACTCACGGACTACATCTGGATAGCAGCCTGGACCAGAAGGTTGAGCTACAATGTCAAGAGTAACGAAAGCGAAGTCTTCAACTACACCTTCTGAAGTTACATTGCCAGTACCGCGGGAAGATACTCCAAGCTTAACGCCACCTTCAATAAGGTTCTGAACAATAAGTCCAGATGGTGTGTTCAAAACTTTGCACTTACCAACGGCATTGTCACCATCCATCCAAGCTTCAGTGATGATGTGAGATACATTCTTAAGGTCAACAGAAAGATTATCTGGGTGGTTAAGTTCACCCATAATGAAAGCACCTTCTTTTGCTTTTTCTGCAATAAGTCCAACAGCTCTTTGAATTTCAGCTCTAGGATATACTCTCTTGTTTAGATTTTGCTGCTCTGCAGCCATGATGCGACCAGAAAGATATAAATTCTTTAGTTGATCGCGAGACTCTACAAGAGCTGCGGCCACTGGCGTTAAGTGTTCAATGAGAAGTTGTTGTTTCACTGGGAAATCTCCTGTGCATTTCTGATAAATTATTTATAAGGGAACTAAGTGCTCCCTTATAAATTATGCTGCAGGAGGTGTTTCTTCTGCTGGGGCATCAACTTCTGTGTTGATTTCTGCTGGTGCTTCAGCTTCTTCTGGAGGAGCTTCAACTGAAATGTCCTTACGATTTTCGTAAACAGCTGGGTCATATATCTGTTGAAGTTCATCAACCATCTGCTGGTCTTGAATATTACGTTCTTGCTTAAGCATTGCTTCATTCATCTGGATATCGTCTTCTGTCAATCCCAAGTAACGCTTCATAATGAATCGACGACTCAAATACTTGTTAGGTTCGATAGCGTTGAATGAATTAATAAGGTCAGTATCAAGAGCAGCTTGACGATAAAGATCGAAATTCTGTGGTTCAGCAAGCTTTAACACAAACATATCTGGGTCGATATTAATGCCTGTAACTTGAAGATAAACCTTAAATTGAGCATCTAATACTTCTTCAACGCAGGTCTGAAGACGTTGGACAAAGTTACCAAAGATACGTTCTTCCATGTAAGCAACACCAGTCTTACCGTCATTATAGGTAGCACCTGGAGCTGCAGCATCTGCACCCTTCATGTATGATGTAGGAACACGCAGAGCACGGAAGACTTTGTTCTGGAAGTAATCTAACTCAGGAATTTCCCATGTTGAACCACCTGGAAGAGTTTCAACTCTAGAACCGCGACCAGCAGCTGTAGTTGGAAAGAAGTAATCTTCTTGAATAGATTCTGGGTTGTATGTTGAATCTGTACCCTTTGTATCTTGTGTACTTGGCATACGCTTCTGACGAATGTCATTGCGAATCTGTTCAATGTATTGCTTGACACGCTGAGGAGGCATATTACCTACGTCAATGTAGAACACTCTACGCTCTGGTGCGCGTACAATACGATAGATAATAGCAGAGTCTTCCAGCATAGTAAGCTTCTGATAGTCTTTAAATGCTGGCTGAAGAATAGACAGACCAAATGGAGCCATATCACCAGTGTCATCTGACAATGTGAAGTGAATCATTGCTGAAGTTGGTGTGATTTCAACAGTTTCTTGCTTACCCTGATTACCGTTTACTGTATTTCTAAAGCTAGATGGACGGACATGATATGCAACATTCTTTCCGTCTTGATCTATTTCAATACCAATAATGCGTGTTGGGTCTATATATTCCCAAGCTTTAGTGTCAGATGTTTTTCGGAAGAAGCAATCACCGTACTTGACAAGGTTTCGAGAAATATTAAACATTCTCTTATTAAGATTATGGAACTTAGACCAATGGCGTAGTGCCGCTCTTAATGTAGTGACAGTAGTGTCTGGGACTTCTTGATTTTCTTCAGTTTGATAATCAACTATGAACGGTAGATCTGTGCGTTTATCGGGATTAGAAATTTCTTCTGCTACAATATCGAGTGCTCGGGAAATATCTCCCATATCCATAGCATCATACTGTTTATATCGTTGTAAGCGAGCAGTTGCTCCCTTCATTAAATTTGTGAACCACGATACAGTAGAAAATGCTGCATACCCCGCAGTATTCAAATTCATACCATCATCCATCACTACTGGTGGTTGATTATATGTAGTTTTTCTAGAAGGTGGAGTTACTATTCTCCAGTAGTTGGTCCATTGTGCCATAGTTTCTCTTAGTTAAGCCCTAAATCCTGTCTGTTTTTCGAAAATGGTTGGTATTTTCGCTGGACTGAATCTAGATTCAGGTGCTGTTGAACTCGTCTTATCATTTACCATTTGCTGTAATAATTGTGCCGATAAGGCAGTATTATCAGCAATTGCTGTTAGCTGTTTTATAGATGCAGCATCAGCTACATTCATAATGTTTGTTGTAGCATTTACACTAGAAGAGTCTGCAACAACTGGCTTATTATTTACTTGCTGATTTTGTTGATCAGTACCTGCTAAAGTAGAAATAGGAGCGACTGGAGCTTTAATTACTGGTTGAGCAACGATAGGTTGAACTGCAGGAATCTCTGATACAGGAGGAATTGCAGGTACAGGAGGAATTGCAGGTACAGGAGGAATTAGCGTTGAAGATAAAGCCTTCATCTCTCTAGGCGATGGTAATACAACTGGAATTTCTGGTTCTACTTGTTCCTGCTGTACAGGCTTTGCTATTTGTACTTTATCTTCTTGAACCTTTTGAACAGGCTTTGCAACTTGTATCGCAACTGGTGCAGCCGGAATTGGCGGTGCTGCTTGAACTATAGGTGAAACATTTATTTCAGGTTTAACAATAAGTGGTAAGTCTGTTTTAACAGGCTCCTTTTCCCTAGTGTCAACCTTAGTTGGTGTAACATCAGAAGTCTTGACAACTGGCTGATCAAGCGCCTTAGTGATAGGCTTAGTAATATCTGAAGCATTCTGAAGTATTACAGCAGTGGCTGCACTTATGCCACTCGCAGGTCCAGCAGTCATTTTTGATGCTTGATCAGCAATGTCTTGTGGTATTAATGATGTTGCTAATTGCTTCTGCTCTTTAGGCACAGCTTTCACAGGAGGAGGTGTAACTGGTTCCTCTTTTTTCGGTGTAACTTTAACTACTGGAGGTGCAACTGGTTCTGGTGCAGGCTCAGCCTTTACAGTTTGTTTCGCTACAGGAGGTGGTGTAACTGGTTCCTCTTTTTTCGGTGTAACTTTAACTACTGGAGGTGCAACTGGTTCTGGTTCTGGCTTCACAACCGGTTTTGCTACAGGAGGAGGTGTAACTGGTTCCTCTTTTTTTGGTGCAGGTTTTGCTACTGGTGTTTCATCTTTAGGATTTTCCTTCGATGGTCCAAACAGTTCGTCTTTGTGCTTATATAAACTTATGCCACCACCAAGTGCGGCGCCTAATGCACCTCCAACAACTGTACCCATAGGTCCAAGAAATGAGCCAAGCATTGCTCCTGTTGATGCGCCTTCTAAAGCAGCACTACCTACCTGTAACCCAGCACCAACTTTTTCATGCCCAGATGCAGTAGCTGCATCACCTAGCATGCTAACACCCATACCAGCAATACCTGCAACGCCAGCCTTGCCAAGGCCTGTGCTCATTACACCCTTAGCTGCACCAGGTAATCCTCCGGCAGCCTTACCTTCAGTAATCGCTGTACCTAATTTGCCGAGTGCACTATCCTTACCGAAGCCGCCAAGGGCCTTAGTCGTAAAGCCAGCTTGAACAGCTAGTCCTAATAACCCTGTTGTCGCGCCATATAAACCTGTTAATAGAGCATTATTTGCAATAGATTCAACGGTGTTAGCAACATTACCAGCTGTTGCAACTGCTTGTGAAGGCTTAGCTAATTCTTTAGCTTTATCAAACTGATCTTTACTAATAGCTTGATTAGTTTGCGTTGCTTTAACTAATGGTTCATTCGCTTTAATAGCTGCTTCACCAGCACCTGTACCCTGAATAACTTCATATTTAGCTTCTAGCCCTGCCTGAGCGGCAAGATTACCACTACCAACATACTGTGCTTGATCTTTTACTCTGCGTTTTGCTAGCTCTTCTCTATTAGCATTTAATGCAGTTGTTTCCTCACCCGTTGCAGCTACACCCTTCATTGCTGTCTGCATAGATGTCATAGCCTCTTCGGCGCTGAATCCATTCGTGATCATCTGTTGATACAGCTGACCAGCTTCTGTTATACGTGAATCTAATTTTTCACGTTTGGCTGCTTCTTGCGCTTGAATAAGTACTTGTGCTTGTTCATTTGATATTCCGCGAAGTACTAATTCTTTTCTACGGGATACTAGATCATCTGCATACACTTTAGCACTTTGCTTATCTAATCCGAGGAGTGTCTGTGAAATACCTTCGGTATTATAAAGTTCTGAATTAAGCTTGAAGAATTGTTCAGCTGTTATACCTGTAACCTGTGCAACATCTTGCCACGCCTTCATTGACTTATCAATATATGCGTTAAGTTCATCGCCATTCTGAGAATCGATATGGGCAGTATCAAGTGCAGCAGTAACAGCAGGCCCAATTAATCCAGCCGATTGTTTAAGGTTGAACCCATATGCTTTAAAAGTATCACCAAACTGAGCACGCAAACCATCAAATTCTTTTTTGCCATAAAGAGCCATGACTCTTTTATTTTCTTGAAGAAACTTTACAGTTTCTTCAAATGACATTCCCATCTTAGCTGACAAAACTGACACATCTGCGAATGATGCAGATATCTGTGCTATATTAAAATCGAATAGCTCTTTTGAAAATCTACTTAAACCTTCTTTAGCTTTAGAATATCCCGCAGCAATAGTTGCATCTGCAGCTAAATGTTTTGCTAGAGCTACACCAACACCATCTGACAGCTTAGCTTGAATTTTTATTAATGTTCTGCCAGCTTCTGTTGCTACTTTGACAACTTGCTTATCAATTTCCTTAGCTGTACCATCTAGATTATTAGCAAATTCTGCAATAGCAGCCGATGCAACATCGGTTTTCATTGCAAAATCTTCAATCTGTTTGTCGGTAGCGTTTGCGTCTAATCCTCGTACAGTTAACCCTTGCGAAATTAATTGCTTAAGACCTATACGTAGAACCTTCTCTATCTCGTCGACAGCGCCGACTTGTCCTTTTATATTCTCTTTATCCTTATCACTGCCGCCAGTCTGTTTAGCTAGATCATGAATGTCTTTGATACCAAATTGCTCAAGGTTACCAAATGTATCAGAAATTGCAGTCTGCGCATCGCCCATTTTAAGACGAAGTTTCTTAAAATGCTCCGGCTTAAGATTATCCTGTATGCCTTTAGCTGTATCATCCCATAAATCGTTTTGTCTTAGCATACTTTCGCCAAGACCTTCAGCGGACTTACTTAATTTACTAATGAAGAAATCATATTCTTCTGTGCCTTCATAAAACATGTCGCGGCTTGTCAACAGCGAAGCACTTAGTAATGACGCATTTAGTTGTGACTTAGCAAGTGTATTTGTAAATGCACCTGTAGTTTTAGATAGTTTACTCATCGCCAAGGAATGAGCGGCAATACTATTCAGACTAGTCTTTGTAAATGATTCGGTTGCATCAGCGTAGCTGCTAACTAAACCCGAAGATTGTTTTAAAATCTCATTATATGCTTCTTGAATAGCAATGGATTCTTTAGTAGCAACTCCTAGACGACTGGTCTGTTTACCATAATTATCAGCAGCTTCTTTAAGAGCTGCTGCATAATTTTTTAAACCTTTAACTGTTACTTTTGTTGCTTCTTCAGTATCTTTTTGTCCACTATCTGATCTAGACGTTTGACGCGGTTCAGAATCTGACCGCGAAGACTGTCTAACAGTAGCCATCCGTCCGTTCAATAACATTTCTGTTAAGGCGGTCGTAAGTCTATCAATTTCCTGCGGGTTTAAGCGTGTTGCCATGTGATTCTAAAAGATCCCAGATTGATGTAAATACAAGTATAGGTTATTTATTACATAATCAGATTATCAAAAATAGGAGTCCAGGATGTCAGATACAACTAATCCGTTGCTAGCCAATCTAAAATTACCAGGTCGAATTTTCCAGCTGCCATCTAGAGGTATCTTCTATAAGAATGGAGAGCTTGCAGATAACATCAAGGAAGGTGAATTGCATATTCACCCAATGTCCGCCTTAGACGAAATTAACATGAAGAACCCTGACCAATTGTTCAGTGGTGCAGCAGTTAATACTGTCTTCAAGCAGTGTATATCAGGAGTTGAGAAACCGGCAGAGCTTCTTTCTAAAGACGTAGATGCAATTATGGTTTTCCTTCGCACAGTTACATACGGTGCTGGATATGAATTCTCCGCTAAGCATGGATGTGAAGGAGCGAAGGATCATTCCTATGTTGCTGACATTGATCAGATGATTGACAAAATGAAGATGATTGACCCAACTACTGTTGATGCGATGTATACAGTATCGCTGCCAAATGGACAGGTTGTTAAGCTTCGACCTAACCGTTATCAGCAGGTTCTAGATTTGATTCGTGCAAATGAAAATAAGAAAGAAATTTCCGCTGAAGATCAACAGAAGAATTTAGTGCAAATGCTGATGGGTGTTATTCAGTCAGTAGATGGTCTTACAGATATTCCGCAGATCACTGAATGGGTAACACGTATTCCATCTCCATACGTTAATCGTATTGCAGAGAAGATTGAAAATCTTAATGAATGGGGACCAAGCCTTCGCTGGACTTGTAACTGTAAAGATTGTGGTAAGGACTATGAGGTTGAAATTCCAATCAACCCAGTGTCTTTTTTCACCGAATGATCAAAGCAGGGGACATGGGAGCAGTTCAAAAGCTCATCACTAGATTAGGTAATGAGATTAAAGGGTTAGTAAAATCAGCCCTTGAAATTTCTTACTACTCTAGAGGTGCATGGAGTTATGATACTGTGCTTCACATGTCTCAAGGTGAACGTGAATTGGCTGTAGAATTTATTAATGAACGATTGAAAATTGCAGCCAAGTCAATGTACCCCGTTTATTGATCAAGCCTACGAATTCATATACTTGTAGAGGCAAAAGAAAAGGGCTCCAATTGGAGCCCTTTGTTCGTCATACTAATACTAATCGATTGTTGCGCAGTAGATGTTCTTCATAGAACTTATCACGATCGTAAATTCTGTATTCGGTGTTCTCGACTTGCGGCTTAAGTGGATCACAATGCCACATCAACTCACCATGACAGAACAGAATCAAGCTTGTATCTTGGTAATCGTCTAGAACAGCTTTCACTCTCAATCGAACTGATTCATTCGATTCAAATGCATCACCCTTCCTAAAGACTTGCTGACATTCATTCAACCGATGGTCTCTATGGATTTCTTGCCCTGTATGGTGGCAAGCAATATCAGCAGTAAGCATTGCTCTAATAAGTCTGGATGAAATGATTTTTGTTGTCCCAGTAATATCCAATAAGCTGTTTATTTTCTTAGACAATTCCATAGCTTGTTGCACACCTTTCTCTGAAAGAATGATTGCTGGATCTGGCCAATAGTAATAATTGGGGTTTACGTTCGCTAGGCTCTCGCCGTGTCTAATTAGAATAACTTTATAACTCATGCTGTACATGCATCCGGTGTATCGACACTGACACGTATCGATGTTTGTTTTTCAATGAGCTCAATGAGCTCGTTCTCATCCATACTATTCATTACCCCGTCAAGTCCATCATGGAGATGGAGCCCGGTTCTACCAGTAGCATTCCAAATAGCATAGCGTGATGTTCGCTCCCAATCAAAATACATCTTGAAGATTTTCTTTTGGTTCTCACGTGTAGGTTTAATCTTCAACACATGCAAACATAAATCTTTCTTGACGCTCTTAAATTGTTTTGCAATAGAGGATAGTTTGTTCCCTATTACAATTAGATCCGAAGGTAGCAAGTCAGGGTTCATCTCGTGAACAATCCGTACTGCTTCAGATCTGCCAGACCCATTCGTCATGAGCGCTGGTGTTGCATTAGATCCGTTTGCTAAGGACATAATCAGTCTCTTAACGAGAGAGATGTTGTCTTCAGTGGGTTCTAATTTTAGGTCTCTACAAAGTTCAATGCGATAGTTTGTTTTATCCGTATCCAAACGAACTAAGTCTGGATACTTCATCGCCATCTTTGCTTGATTACCTTTATACTTTGGTGCAATCGTTTTGATAATGAATTGACAGTAAGCATTCTCAATGTCAATCACTCTGCCAAACAGCATCGTACGTAGCCAGCCAGGCCACATCTCAATTGCTTTGATAGGCCAAACAGACTTATCACGTGCAAGTAAAGTTCCAGCACGTTCATAGTAGAACTTATGGGTGTCCTGCTTTAGAAGCCATCTAACTGCTGGGATAAGGTCTTCACGTTCTTCGTCTTCAAGTTTACGAATAACAGAGACTGCAATACCTGGTTGGATCTTAACTGTGGATACCGTTAGATCCTTTTTAAGTGGAGGCAAGCCTGGAGCAAACTGCACTTCATCAATGATGTTGATGATTGCAGCCATCATCTTACCACTCAATCTCTTGGGACTGATTTGGGTTGCTTGCTTGTTGCCATTACCAAAATTATAACCGATCTGGTTTATCGTGAAGAATTTCTCAAGGATAACTTTCGCGTCCTTAACTTGTTTAGTCAAGGAGGTAATTAGCACTTCTTCGCCGATAAAACCAGGGGCGGTAGAATTCCGTTTAGTTAACCGATACCAAGCTACTGCCATTGACAAGATTAGACCCTGTCGTTGCTTTCGTTTTCTCCACCACATACCATCAAGATTAAAGAAATTGCCGACGAACAAAGGATTATCACGATTCAAATCCTGTTCTACTTCTACTGGGTGGAATACTAACATTAGAATCCTGTGCAATATTTCTTAACAGCTTTAACTAGCTTTGGATAACTATCGACTAATTGTATACCATAACGCTTGCAAACGATATCTACATTACCCTTACGGAAATAACCATCTGGGCAGCAGACAATGACCGCCTTATCTGCTTGGTATTGCTGCTGTTCAGCTTGCATGCCTAGTTCCATTAAGGTGATAGGTGATGTTGTATTAGGATCAAAATAGAAAACAACTAAGTCTGCTCTATCAAGAGCATCTAACTCCCAGATAACTTGCGCTCTGAAATTATCATTGGCGATTGTTTGTTCCCAAGTTGGGTCCCAGTCATCTCGTCTAGGATTAAATGCTACTACATCTAATTGTTGAAGATCATAAATGAGCTTCTTCTGCCAATCTTCAGCAGTTCCCATCTCAATAGAACCAGCTAAAAATAACGCCAAGACAAATGAATTAATAGATTCAACTGCTGCAGGTGGTTGAAGAACTTTAATCATAGCATTGCCCGCTTCTTCATTGCTTTATAAACAGCTTGCCCACATTCTGGTTTAAGGACACTCTGCTTTACTGAAGTCATTGTGCCCATCACCACATCATCCATAGTAGGGCGATCGTGTGAGATGCTTCCTCCTACCTTCCACTCCTTATCTACTACACCCTTGTCTTGCATAACTCGGGTGAGCTGTCTGAGTTTCTTCGCCTTTTTGCTGTTCATATATATTTTTCCTACATCAAACCACTCCACCTCGGGTTAAGATGGGAGTCCACATGCTCCACAATATACCCGTGATGGCGCTTATAAAATAATGCTTCCCATCTATTAGCACTAGCTGTTCCTAACTTACCAAGCTTAGGACGCAAGATGATAAAACTAATTTGATCTGGTGGGATAACTAGATTCTCTACATAGACTGGTTCTTGCGCATTTGCAAACTCAATCTTATGAAGTGTTCTAACTTCCTTCCGAATCATCTTATCATCTCTAAGTCTAGGATGAGCATCCTTTACTTCACTAATCTCAAATGTTCCAGACGGGAACTGTGCAGAGTGGTGAGAGCTAGGACTAGGAGTGATCAATGTTTTCTTTCCTTTGTTCTTAGAAAGATAACTAATGATAGCATCAATGAATGCTGTCCTAGCTCTGAAGCTAATCGCTGGTCTCTGCGTTCCTAAAGCTGCTTCCATTTGCTCTTTTGTAGGAGCAAAGAACATTGTATTGCCAAACTGCTTTGCAATCCATGGTCCTAAGAATGTTGATGCACGAGAATACTGTTCATAGTAGCATGCAACAATCTTTAGCAAGTCTGAAAACTCTGTCGTTGGACGGTAAACATCAAGCTTAGCATTCCAACGGTTAATATCTTCTACTGTTTTTACAGTATCCATTATACACTACTCCCATTATCTAGGTATAAGAAATGTGGCGAACCTGCCCCGCTCTTGCCCCATCCTAGATTAATAGCCATTTCTTTCTTGCTGGGATAAACTGTTGCACCATTATCTATAGTGCACTTACGACTTTTTGCTGCTTTCATTTTTTGAATAGCCTCCGGTGTTCTGTTTCTGGCTGCATGTCCTATTTTCTCTCTAGTTTCTAGGCTAGGATTTTTAGTCCATGAACTTACAATATCTCTAGCACTTTTATTTTTAAACCTTTTATACTGTGCGTCGCTCATTTTTTTCCGAGTTTCTGCAGAAAACTCTCTTCCTTTCTGGGTTTCACTTAATAGCTTTCTGCTATATTCATACCACTTAGAATTTGGAAAATATCTTTCCTGCAGTTTACTATTTCGTATTAACATAAAGGAAAATGCATATGACATTTTGCATCTTTTAAGTCCGGTTGTCATTTTAGTTAGCAGCAAATGCACTATAAAATGTTCTCTAGCACTTAGACTAACTATATTATCTGCGGTATCTGGACCACCTAAAGATGATGGCACAATATGATGCCCCTCTGAATATGTTAACTTATCTATTCTTACTAATGCTTTTTCTATTAGCATTGCATACCATCGAGTATACTTATTCTTTTGAAACAGCGGCACGCCAGAACTCTGGATGTTTAATAAGTTCGTCAAAATACGAGACATAGATTTTTCTTTCATTTGGAATTTCAAGGCTAAGCATTACACACGGGGTAGGTATAAATGTAGCAACAAGAATATTTATATTATTCCACTTGAAGATAAGAACAGGATTACGATTTATTTTTGCAGCATCTGTTTCTGCTTCTTTGATCCACTTAAAAACATTTGCTGTGCCTGATACTAGTTGCGGAAAACTGTCGGGAGTTTTATAGGCCTTACACTCTATAGAATGAAGGAATGTAAATCCTTCTTTCTTTTCATTTATAGGAACAACGTCAGACGTGAAGAGGGCGAGTGCCTCATCACCAAACATCTGTCCAAACTTTTCAAAATTCTTTCCACCTGTCCTTGCACCAGAGCCAGGTGTGCGCATAAAATTCAACGGCTCTAAAGCAGCCGATAATTTTTTAGCTATTTGAAGCTCGAATCCCGAACCTTTTGCTTTACCCATTCCTGGCTTAAGCTTCCGCTTCTCTTTTTTAAGCGGTGTCTTTTGTGCTGGTTGTTCACCAATAGATAGTTGATCTGTCATAGTCCTGATTATGTTTAGTTGATATGCGATTGCATAATCTATTTAACATAATCAGGGAACAGAAAATCAGGTTTACTTCATAATGTTAGCCATGAAAATAACAAACCCAAGGATAACACCTGCCTTAGCAAAGCCGCCCCACCATTTGGTTGGATGCTCTTCTGAATAAACGTCTGATGCTCTCCAGCATCCAACCCATGCCCAAACCAAATACGGGATAGATGTAATGTAAGATGCTTTTACAATAGATGTTTCTGCAACCCCGCTGGCAGCTAATAGGAATCCAATAATAAATCCTATTACCCAAGATAGAACAACGGAGTTTATCCAATACGTTCTTACTAGCGATTGTCTACCAAACCAATGCTCTACAATATAATTTGTCATTTATGTTACTCCGAGTTCCGATCCACTCTCATCTAAAATCTTAGAGAACCCGTTTTCCTTGCGGATAATAACAGCTCTGTCAAACCGACCAACTGCTTCTGGTCTGTGAGAAATAATCCAAAGTCCAAGATGTTCATCTCGTGCTTTAGTCTTTAGCAGTTTGAAAATACTTTCAACACCAGACCCATCTAGTGAAGCATCGATCTCATCAATGAATAAACAATTTACCCATGCATGCAAATGATGCAGCACATCTCTAAATGCTAATGATAGAGAAAGGTTAACACGTTTCTTTTCACCACCAGATAGATTACCGAAGTCTAACTCACGGCCATATTCAGAAACGGTACAGCTCATATCATCGTCAAACTTTACAACGTGGGGTAGTCCAGTCTCCTTTGTATAACGCATAAGCTGCTTGTTAAGGAAAGGAATTGTCTTGCTGATAATCTTACGACGAATGAACGAGTTCTTATCTGTAAGAAGCTTCAACAGGAATTGCTGATGCTCTAACTCTTTACGGATGTTATCAAGATCAGAATAGGAAACAGTTTTGACTGCTTGCTTTTTCAGTTCTTCATGAGCCTCAATGTGAGGGTTAGTAGAAGCAACGAGATCGTCGATCTTAGACTGTGCTGTGAGAGCAGAACTTTCTGCTTTGAGTGCTGCTTCGAGGCTAGCAAACTTCATAACACCATCAGCTTGATAGCGCTGATCTTCTAACTCTACAGATTCAGCTGCCATGTTATCAATCTTGAGAGTAAGAGCAGCAAGCTGAACCTTCTTACGTTCGAATGATTGCTGCTTCTCAACCAATTTATCTGCAGCTCCTTCATATGCTTGCAAACAGTAAGGGCACTTAGCTTCAATAAGGTGCTTCAGTTCTCCATCGAGCTTCTTTACATCACTTGTGAGAGTTACCTTTTCACTGCCGAGGATACGAAGCTGACTGTTGATTTCATTCTCTTGCTTCTTCAAGTCAGCCACAAGTGAATGGAGTTCTTTTTCCTCTTCCATGTTCACCGTGCTGATCAAAGCAAGATCACCCTTAAGGGTTGCTACTTGCTTATCACGATCTTCATCCCAACGAACTACACGGGCTGCCGCATCTTTAAGCTGCCGATTGTAAAGAGCTACTTGACCTTCTTGTTCCTTGATGATAGCTTCTTGAATTGAAATGCTACCTTCAGTTGTCTTAATGATTTCCTTCAGCTTGATTGCTTTCTCTGTAAGCAAGGTGATGTTGAATAGCTCTTCAATCTGTGCACGCTGCTGTGAGACAGGCATCTGCAAGAATGGAGTTGAACTACCAGAGAAGATAACAACCTTCGTGAATAGTTCGTAGCTCATGCCAACTATCTCACATACAAACCGATCATTCTCAGCAACACTGTCAAGTGTTACGTCTTCACCATTCATTGAGATGTTGATGTTGAACGTTTCACCGCGTTGACGATGGATTTCAAACTCGTCTTCACCCTTCTCAAAGATCAATCTAACTTCCATTAGAGTGTTCTTTGAACTGTTAGTGGAGTTGATTAGCTTCTGAAGAGAGATGTTGTCAAATGGTTTGTTATAGAGAGCATAACAGATTGCGTTGATGATCGTTGTTTTACCTGCACCGTTATTGCTTGAGGTATCAATGTTCTCACCCTGAATAAGGGTGCTCATGATATCGGAAAGATCAATGGACGTAGCCACGGCTCCGAAACTCATGAAGTTTCGGACTATCAGCTCTTTGAATTTAAAAGGTGTGCTCATTGAAAGAATTTAATTAGGTGACCTGAAGATACGATAGGTCTAAATGCATACATCCATTCTTTATCGATATTGACTTTACTATGGACAAACATCAGATCTAATTTTATACCCTGTAGTCTGTTAGGTCCATGCAGTAATTTTATCATACTTCCATTATCAAAGACAATGCAACCATTGGATTGACCTCGGCGGGTAATGGTAGACTTCATCCAGTTTGGAACTGTTTTCTCTTCATCGAGTATCTCATGGAATATTTCAGCTAACCATACTTGCTCTGGAACTACAATACCGATAGTCTTATTATCAGCACGCCAACAGTCTGCTAAAGTATAACGAATCATGTCAATGACAGTCATAGTATATGTGTCATCTAGAATATCAAAGTTGTCCATATATTTCAATCAGCTTTTCAGCATTAATGGTTGTTGTTCCTGAGATACCAGTTTGAAGCATTCTGATAACAGCATCATTCAATGATCCCATATCAAAGTCTTCCATCTCTTCACCAGCAATTGCTTCCTTACGTTCAGCAAAGTTTTCTTCTAAAGAGAATTCACGCAGCCCCAGGGTCTTAATCATTTCTTCACGTAGCGTTTGCGCTTCTGAATAACCAATGTCGATGTCAATCAAACACCGAACACGACACTTAGCAGGAAAATCTAACTGTCCATTCAATACGTCAGAGAGTTTTACTTTACGGTACTTAGGGCAATCACCCCAATCAATAAAGGCCACATCGTCATCTCGTACATCCAAAATGCACATCCCACGGGCATCATCCCATGCATCACCGTAGTCCATTGGGAAAGTGTTTCCGATATAAACGACATTGTCAATTGATTGTCTCTTGTGGTAGTGACCAGAGAAAATGTAAGTAGGTCCAGCAAACAACTTGTGGTCTGGTCCGTGCTCCATCTTACGATCTGTTCCAGTGATGATGAAGTTTCTAAATTCGAAGTGGCCTAGCCAATAAGGAAGTCTAGAATATTGTGCAAGGTCTGCATACTCATTCTTGAAAAGGAATGGGCACACTAGCATCTTGTCAATGACAGTTGGTTCATTCACTAATGTAACGTTAGCGTACTGTTCAAAAATCTTAGTTGAAAATACTTTTCTATTCTCTCTGTGATATAGATCGTGGTTACCAATGATGATGTAAACAGGAAGTCCTAGAGAGTTTAGATCTTCTAGAGCTTGCTGTGCATAGGTCATCGTCATTACGTTGACAGCATTCCGATTTTCAAACCAATCGCCCATGAATACTACGTGAGTGATGTCTCCGTCTTCACGGACATTCTTACAGAACCAGTGGACGAAGTCCACACAGTCCTGATTATGAATTGCAGAGTTGTTCTTCTTACCAAAGTGGATGTCGGTAAACATCGCAACCTTTTTCATCGAAGAAACCTTCTTGCTTATTTGCATAGGTCCTCCGATTACTTAGCGGTTTTCTTTGCGACAACTTTCTTTACAGCAACCTTCTTTGCTGGTTTTTCTATAACCTTCTTAGCAGCAGGCTTCTTTACAGATACAACTTTATGTACAGTTGATGCTTTTTGTGCTTTTGCGACAGGGGTCGCTTTGGCCGGAACACTTCGCACCTTCTTTGGCTTAGGTTCAGGTTTGGGTTTGATTGTAATGTTTCCATCTGCGTCAATCTCAATATCTTTCGGACCATATCGGGTGACGGGGCCTGGGACTCGGTGCTGATAGCGAAGTTTTGCTTCCTTCGGAGTCTTAGGAATAAATTCCACGTCGCCTGCTGGGACTGCGTCAACTTTAAGAACTGTTGCTGCTTCTGCATCCAGTTCCGCGATCTCGTTCTCATCCAATTCTGGTAGAAAGTATTCATCTGATTCCTTAATTTCAAAGTGAACTTCTTCCTTTTCGCCTTCACCAAAATTATAACTTGGGTTTGAACCTGCATCAATCAGAAGGGCATCACGAATGTTACGATGCTTCTTTTCGTCAGCAAGATACTGAAGGAAGGAGTTATGGATACCTGTGGTGTAATAGGAGAAGGGGTTGTTAGACTTTTCTGGATTAAACTTGAGTGCATTATTACACAAGTTCATCACAGCTGCAGAGACCATATCTTCGCGGAATGAATAGCCGATGAAGTTAGCCTTACGCGAATAACGTTCAGCGATCATCTGAATCATTCGGATTAGTTTGTCTGTTACCTTGCCACCAGCTTTAGCTTCAATAACTGCTGGTAGAAGAACGCCATTGGTAACGTAATGTCCCTTAGTAGAAGTTGATTTCTCTCTCTTCTGTTTAGGCTTCTTTTCTTTTGTCTTTTCTTTGGTAATCAAAATTTAATTCTCCATATGTGAACAACGGAGATTAGAATTATTATACACCGTTATTATAATTTAGTAAACTGGTGACCAGAAACGGATTGGTCTGATCAATAAATATCTTATAACCTTTACCGCCTTACAGGACACGCCATGGACATCAACGAACAATTAGAACTGAATGCACTTTATGAAGATATGTCACCTATGGGAAGCAAGAAAGTTGCTGTTGTCATTGGTCGATTCAATCCTCCAACAAAAGGTCACTATGCTGTGATTAATATGGTAAAGAAGTTCATCAGAGATAATACAAAACTAGGGCTTGATGTATCTCCTGTAGTAGTTGTTATTGGCGGTTCAAAATCTGATGCTGACAAGAAGAGAAATCCTCTCTCAGTAGATGAGAGACTCTCATTCATGAAAGGTTCAGGTAAGGCAAATGGTGTTACTTTCATGACAGCTGTGAATGCTTTTGCAGCATTAGCTCAGTGCAGAGAGAAAGGATTAGAGCCAGTAGCAGTTGCAGCAGGAACAGATCGCATAGATGATTACATTAAAATTTTAGATAAGAATTTTCTTACACCTGAAGGTAAACTAATTCAACATCACAAAATTCACCTTGCTCGTGATGAGGATGCTACACTTACTAAAAAAGCCGATAAGGCAACAGCTATCGATTCAACACTTGACGGTATGAAAAAGAAAGGTAGCGTTGATACCGATTTAGTTTCGGGATCATTAGCTAGACGAGCAGTAGAATTAGGATATGAGAAGGAATTCGCGGAGATTGTCGATCTAGTGGATAAACCTTCTTTAGCAAAAAAGATGTTCGACAAGGTCGCAGCATCCATTAAGGAATAAAAATGGCAGCTCCTGATCTTTATGCTGGCATTGATGGTAGTGATCACAGATTTTACAGTCCTATTAATGATACCTACTCAACATCTCCTACTCCGCCCACTCAAGATACGTTAGATTATACTAATTCTGTAACAAAGTATATTGGTGCTGCCGCCAATGGAATTAAAAATTATGCAGTATTAGGTACTAATTTGGTAATGAAGGCGACACAAATGTTGCCAACATCTATTTCAAGTTTTGCTAAAGACCCGCTCGCAATTCTTAATACAGATTATACTAAAGCAGCAGCTAGCAAGTTGGGAGATGAACTTGCTGGCAAGATGAACTTATCAGGCCTTGGAGATAAATTCAAAAACCTATCAACGAAGGAAACGCTTGATACAGTTGGCGGGATGAGAGCGATTAGAAATGTCGATAATGGTTTAATAGCTGGCATTATGGGACCAGCAGAGGAAAAAGGTGGTGTGCCCTCTAATCTAATTCAGCAAGATGAGATTGATCGCACTAGCAAATTCAAAGTATCTATTTCTCAACAGCCTACTAATGACTCATACAGTGAAGTTATTTTTGATGTTATGCCGACAATTAATGAAGGTAGAACAGCGTCATATGATGCATTTGCTCCACTGCATGCAGCAGGCGAAATACTCCGTTTCAAAAATACAGCAAATAGAACGTGGTCAATAAGTGCTAAGTTAATATCACGCACTATTAGCGAAGCCACTATTAATATGATCCGTCTTAACACTATACGTGGATGGACTATGCCGTATTATGGTCAAGGAACTGCGATGAACCCTAATACATCTGAATACTTAGGTGCTCCTCCACCAATACTAACGCTGAAGGCATATGGCGATAGAATGATCGGCCCAGTAAAATGCGTACTTGAAAGTTATAGCTGGGAGTTCCCAAATGATGTGGATTATATTCAAACTGCATATCAGGAACCGTTTCCAGTAATTTTATCAGTGTCACTTCAACTTAAGGAAGCTTGGTCTCCTGCCGAATTAAGCAATTTTGACATTATGCAATATAGATCAGGCAATTTGCCAGCAACATATGCTAAGGCAGAGCAACCAGATCAAGAAAGTATTAGTGGACCAGCAAATGCTGGCGGGGCAATGGGTGGTAGAGGTGGACAGGGCGGCACAACTGCTAATGAGATGCTGGATAATGCAAGGTCACAAGCTATTAGTGCAACCTCGCAACAAATAAATGCAGCATCAGATATACGCAAATTAGATATTGCTTCTATGGGTGACATCACCAGTTTTGGTGATAAAATGTTGGTTGGTGCCAGAAATTTAGCTAAGAGTATAAATCTAACCCCTTCTAATATTGAGAAGTTATAATATGGCAAATGCAAATAGTCTCTTTAACAAATATTCCAGATATGTTGCCGGGGGTACCACAGAAACAGCTGATGGGAAAATAGAATGGTGGGAAAAGACTGTCTTTGAGTCTGACAACTCTGACATAGTTTATGCTGTTGAGAATTTTTATGAAGGCAGAATGGATTTAATCGCCAATGTGTTCTACAATGAGCCTCGCTATTGGTGGGTCATTGCTCAGTACAATAATATTCTTGATCCATTTACAGAAACCACAGCTGGTAGAATGCTTCTCATTCCTAAAAAAGAACGTTTAGATTTGATGTTAGGAACAAAAATGGGTGGCGTAGATTCTACTCGCCAATCAATCAATACTATCTCTCCAGTAGTAATATAAACATATGACAACAAGCGCAGACTATGCCAATCCATTGGACAACTTCAGATCATACTCATATCATTATGTGATAGCAGCCGGCTCTACAACAGAATCACTTCGTAAGATGCTTGGTGATGATAGTGGTACCGGCAAATCAGCGTTGCTTAGCGCTGTACAAAGTGTTAGTTTAGGCGGAGAATTCGCAGTAGAAGAATCAGTAGGGTATCTTGTTATGGATACACGTCGATTCCCCCAATACAGTATTGTTGATTTAACATTTGACCATGTGCCAGGTGGCGGTAATAATCCCGTAGCAATGATTAACACAGGGACAATGAAGATTCAAGATACGACAGGTATTTCATTCTTTAATTATCTATCATCGCTCATGCAAGATAAGCTGAAGTCTACACAGGCTTCTTCATTCTTTTTAATGTCAATTATTTTTATTGGACATAAGGATGATGGCACCACAGAAACAGTGTCTACATGCTTCTTCCCATTCTCTATTTTACGATTTGGTTTTAATTTTACTAGCTCTGGATCTGTTTATGATGTAACATTTTTACCATTAGAAGGTGGATCAAGTGCTACAAAATATGGCCACCAACTTGAAAATAGAAATGATGTAAGTACAGTCACAACTCAGGGAAATGCTAAGACTATTGGTGGGTTATTAAATTCGCTGGAATCACAGCTTAACACAAAATCGATAGAAGTGTTCAGCAAATATAGCAGTAACACAGACGGAATTAAGAAGCCTGGTAAGCTAGTACAGTACATGATAACTCTTCCTGATGAATGGAAAGATTTTGAACCAGATTTAGCAGCAGCATCTGTTAATAGTGAGCAGCGTTTTGTATCTCGTGGAACTGGTACGCAGCAACGGAAAAAACTTGTAGCTGATGTTCAAGTATCTTTCTCTGAATCTATGGGAATTACTGATGCGGTGAAGATGATACTTGAAACATCTACAGCTTTCATGGAGCAAAGTAGCACAGAAAAATTAAAGAATGGAGATGCTATTTCATATCGATGTGTTAGAATGATTACGTCTGATGAATCTACTTTCATTGTCCACTATGATATTTTCCCAGTGAAAGCGCATTCTTCAGAAAAAGTTAAAGCAAATAAAATAAATCTAATAGAGTATGATTATATTTTTACTGGATTTAACAGTCATATACATGATCTAAAAATTGAGTATCAGCCAGAAGTTGCTGCTGCAGCATTAGATGGAAATTTTAGGGTGGGTCGCAATAGAAGTGCTGAATTAGCAGCGCAAGGGCAAAAGACTTCAGACGTAAAGAAGGAAGCTAAGTCTGATGCTAAGAAGACAGAAGAGAAGGAAGTATTAGTTAGAGAAAATGATCCGATATTTAAAGGCATGAAAACTGCCGCGCAAAGAGATAATACAGCAGATCACTTTAATGAAGATTCTGGTACTGATGGTGGCAGGGTGTCTGTTAAAGCACGCCAAGAATATTCTAATACAATGGCTTCATTGCATTTTGTAAAATCACTACAGCTAGACATGGTTATTAGAGGCAACCCAAATTTGATGCGTAAGTTTTCAGATGCAAAATCTAGAGGTGGACTAGCTCCACACTTTCCTATTGTTTATGCCCGAGAAATTCCAGCATTATTATCATCAGGTAAACTAGAATCAGCAGTAAAATCTGGATTTGCAAGTTCAAAGGAAGCATACGTCAGACAATATGTTGCTCCAAAAATAAAATCAGCGGGCGCATTCAATAAGAGCGGCGATCCGGTTATGTCTGGACCCGATATAACAGTTTGCGGGTTGTATGCAAAAATAAATATTAAAGCACCTAACATTGATTTTGTTGGTGATCAGGGTGGCGTAGGTAATTATGTAACAAGTGGACCAATGTTTACTGATAGTATGTTCTATGATGGATTATATCTAGTCCTAAGAATGACGTCATCATTTAATGGTGGTGAGTTTCAGCAGCACCTAACAATGATTGCAAGCCCAACTGAAGACTTCAACGAAAAAGCAAAGAAATGACATCATCATTAGATTATATCCCAGATGCAGTTCCATATATCATGGAAGGGCAAGTTGTTTCAACAGATGACCCTGATCAGATGGGTCGCGTTAGACTCTGGGTGCCAGCATTGGACGGCGAAAATTTTGTAATTGAACAACTTCCTTGGGCTGAGTACGCATCACCATTTGGTGGGTTTACGGTTGAATATCAAGCAGGGAATGGTACCTCTGATAATAAAGCTCAAACTGCATATGGCTTCTGGGCTATACCGAAAGTTGGTGCAACAGTTTTAGTTTTTTGTTTGAATGCAAACCCTGCTGCAAGATTTTATTTTGCATCTACTACTCGCCTCCACCGTAATCGTTCATTACCAGCTGGTAGAAATACCGATTTTAATGGAGCCATTGGCCCATTTGGCGATGATGGCGATGAGAAAGGCAATCTTGTCAAGCTTCAACCAGCATATGATAACTTACGTGAACAGTTCCAGAGCAAGGTTACGGCTTCTGAAGCGGTAACACGTGGCGCGTATGAGCGCCAAGTAGCGCAAGCTAAGGACGATAAAGATGGTAAAGAAGGTTATTCAAAGAGCCCAGTAGATACTTACTTAGACCCACAGACTTATTGCATTGTCACTCCTGGTAGACATGCAATAATTATGCAAGATGATCCAAATGGTTCGCGCATTAGATTCAAAACCGGTGAAGGTCATCAGATTATTTTTGATGACACCAACGAACGCATCTACATGTCAACAGCAAAAGGAAAGAGCTGGGTGGAGTTAGATCAGGATGGACACATTAATATATTTGGTTCGGATTCTATTAGTGTTAGATCAGGCAAAGACATAAACTTTTTTGCAGATAGAGACATTAATTTAGAAGCTGTTAGAGCAGTAAACGTCAAAGCAAACACAGGCGATATCAGACTTCATACTGGCAAATCATTCCAACTTAAAGCTGACGCAGACATTAAGCAAAGCGCGTGCGGTATATTTGATTTAGACTGCGAAGGAAGCATTAAAGCTACTGCAGCAGCTAGCATGGATTTAAAAGCTGGTTCTAATTTAGCACTTACAGGTGGTTCAGGAGTTGATGTTAAGGCAGGTTCAGGCCTAGCACTTACAGGTGGTTCAGGAGTTGACATCAAAGGTGGTGGTGCTGTGAATGTTCAGGGTTCAGCTATTAATCTTAACGGCTCAGCTAGGGATGCATCTTCTGCTGCAGCTGCCTCTTGCCCAGAGTTAGCGTTAGATCCAACGGTTGTCCCAGGACATGAACCATGGACACGTCCTAAATCAACGCAGACCCGTAATAAGAGATGGAAAGAGTGATCTGAGACTTTAGAAAGATTGATAAATACATGATAACTTCCTTATGATATGACTAAAGCGATTTACCGCGGATTCTCTACAGCTAACTGGATTACTAATTCAACATTAGGACTGTCTAACATCGAGCTTGTAAAGCGCGATTTGCTAAACCATATCTACACTGTTAAGGGTGAACGAGTAATGATGCCGAATTTTGGCACACGTATTCCTACTTTGACATTTGAACCTAATGATGAATTTACTAAAAGAATCATCGAAGAAGATTTGACAGAAGTGTTTAACTATGACCCACGTGTTAAGCTTATTGGGCTAAACGTCCTAAGTCTACCAGACAATAATTCAATTTTAGCCCTTGCCGATTTACTGTATGTTGAGTTTAACGTACGCGATACACTCAATATTGAGGTACCTTCCAAATGACAATTAGAAATACGTATGCTGCAGAAGCATGGGACAAAGTCTATAATGCTTTCTCTCAGATCAATTTTACGTCTTATGACTATGATACTGTAAAGGAATCCCTTTTACAGTACCTTAAAATTTATCATCCAGAAAACTTCAATGACTTCATTGAAAGTTCTGAAATGATTGCACTGCTTGAAATGTTTGCTTATGTAGCGGAACTTCTTGCATACCGTATCGACATGGCATCTCATGAAAACTTTATCACAACTGCACAACGCAAGCAGTCTGTCTTGAAGCTTGCACGCCTTATCTCCTATAGAGCATCACGTAATATTCCTGCTCGTGGTCTTGTAAAGATAAACACTGTTAAGACAACAGAAGATATTTTTGACTCATTAGGCAACAACATTGCTGGAACAACTATTACTTGGAACGATCCAAATAATACAAACTGGAAAGAACAGTTCTTCCTAGTAATGAACAAGACGATGACGTCAAAGTTTGGTCAGCCTTCTAAAGCATTCCAAATTGGCGATGTGTCAATGCAATTGTATACACTCAACAATGCTCCTAACACATTTAGAAATGGTGTGTTCGCATTCTCTGCTAGTAGCACATCTGAACAAGTGCAAATGGAATTAGTTCCATCAGACATCGATTCGAACGGTCCATTCGAACGTGCTCCAGATATGAATGCCCAATTCAATATCATTTACGCGGCTGACGGTAAGGGTGATGGCTCTGACTTCACAGGCTTTTTAGGTTTCGTTAAGCAAGGTACACTTCTTAAGACCGATTATGCAATCACTGAACCGATTGCCAACCGTCGTATTGCGATCAATGCTATCAATGTAAATGATACTGACGTATGGGTTTACCGTGTTAACGACCTTAATGCTATTATTGAAAATTGGATTAGAGTTGAGACTCTTAATGAACAAAATATCTATTTTAACAACACTGAAGCATCACGTAAGAAGTATGAAATTGAAACACTTGAGAATGATCAGATCGCTTTAGTATTTGGTGATGGTAATTTTAGTGATACAGCTGTTGGCAACTTCCAGTTCTGGGCTCGTGTTTCTGTTAACCAGACTTTGACTATTCCTAAGAATAGAATCTCCGGTCAGCAAATGAGCTTCTCATATGTTAATAAGAGTAACGTTACCCAAGAATGTGCGTTAACATTCTCACTGACCGCTCCTATCCAAAACAATGCTGCATCTGAATCAATCGAACACGTACGTCAATCTGCTCCATCAACATACTACGCTCAAAATCGTATGGTTAACGGACAAGATTACAACACTTACATGTTGAAGGATCCAACTATCCTTCGCTTGAAGACAGTTAATAGAACGTTTGCTGGCCAACCAAAATATATTGAGTGGAACGATTCATCACGTACTTATGAAAATGTGAAATTGTTTGGTGATGATCTTACACTACTTTATGATATTACTGCAGACCAAGTGGACACCACGTCAAGTTCTAAGACTCTTATTGATAGCTTCATTGAACCAGTTTTTCAATCTAGTGCTCTTCTTAATGTGCTGTCTTATGTGTTATCAGCGTCAAATAATTCTGAAGGAATTATTAGTTATCCTCGCAGAAAATTTATCGAAGATAACCGTCAGATTTATTTCCAAGCAGACGGGGTAACACCTGTTGCTCCATATGCAAGTGCCGGAGATGGTAGCTTGAATGAAAAAACAGTTATTCAGTCAGCGCTTGATCAACATTGGTACGGTGAAGCAGTTACATATGCTATCATTAATGGTATTAGACATGGCGTTATTCTTGACCCTGTTTTAAATCCTAAGGATGATAGCCGAATTTATATGGCTGACTTACCGCGGACTATTGATAGTATTAACACATGGCCACCAGGCGATACTGGGTCTGGAGTGCAACAAGTTGGTAGACAGCCTAGCTTCGGTTTAAAATTTAACCGCTTCTTAGGAATGTTTGGTAATGGAACTATTGAGTTAAGCCAATTAGATAATGAGATGTCGGATGGCTATTTAAGTGGATTTAAAAATGCGGTTGAGACACTTACTATTGAAATGACATCTGATGGTGTGAACTTCACCGTCATTAGTAATTTACGCGGAAAACTTCCAAACTACAGTTTAGATATGAGCGTCACGAATGCTAGCTCATATTGGTCTGCACAAACAGTTAAGAAACTTCCTGTAGATTTTTCTATTGTTCAAGGCACTACAGTTTTCGAACAAGGCGATGCATTTATCATTGATCTCCAGTATTATCCTGGCGACGGATGGGGATACAGCCTTAGAAATATGGGATCAGCTATAGGACGTCAAGGAACAAATCTTAATGGCTGGTGGGAATTAATTCCTTCTAACATTATTGCAAGTGCTTTCCCTTCAGGACCAAATGCTGTCAATGGTATGACATTTGACCCTAACAATAAAGCTGACGGTACAGTCAATCCTAATTCCTGGGTATTCCTAGTTTTTAGAAATGATAATCCTGGAACTGGTGAAGTAAAAAGCTGGTCTATTTTCAGCAGAAATATGAAGGTAGTTGCCGAGAGTTTGTCAACTAAGTTCTGGTTTAACCAGGATACTCAGATCATTGACTCAAGTACAAAGAAGCCAGTGTTTGACAAGATTAGAATTCTACGTTCTAATCTAGATGAAAATAATTTACCGCTACAAAAGGCTGATGTGTATGACACGGTTGGATTTGTGTATGATAATGATGGTGTCGTAAACTTTAATCGTATTGAACTATTACCAACTGATACTATTAATTTTACACAAGCTGGTGATTCAACTCCCGATAATCTACTTCAGTTTATTTCATTCTCAAAGAACTCATTTGACTTCTTTGTTATAGATACACAGGACCCTAAGAATCCTATAACAGGATCTGCATTACCAATTACAACACCCGCAACATTCGATTATTACTTCAATAATAGCAGTGGCAAGTATGAAATTTCGGTACCATCATATGATACACAACCATTTGTTTTTGCTAATGATAGCATTAATGTTGCGTATGTTATGCTTGGGGGTGTAATTGACACCAGCGTTCAGTTCCAAATCTTACGTAGAAGAACAGTAAAGAATTTAGATTTTATGTGGCAGCACTTTAGCCCAGTAACGCACCTAATTGATCCGTCAGTTACCAATATCCATGACGCATTTTTAATGACTCGTGGTTACTATACTAATGTGACAAACTACATTAAGGGTTATACTGACATCGAGCCACAACCGCCGACTCCTTTAGACCTACGAACTTCATATGGTTATCTTTTGACTAACAAGATGCTATCAGATACTGTAGTTCTTCATTCTGGCAGAATCAAGTTACTGTTTGGTGCTAAAGCAGATCAACGCTTAAGAGCAATCTTTAAGGTTGTAAAGGCACAGGGTGCAACCTTCTCTGATGAACGCATTAAATCTGAAACAGTTGGTGTTATCGATACATATTTCGATATTCAGAACTGGGAATTCGGTGATAAATTTTATGCTACTGAGCTAATTTCATTGATTCACCAGAAGATGCCTACTCAGATTGCTTCCGTTGTTCTTGTACCTACATACTCCGTTAACTCTTTTGGTTCATTATTCACTATTGATTCAGGATTCGATGAAATTCTTCAATCAGCAGCCACCGTTAATGACATCGAGATAGTTGATGCGCTTACACCTACAGTCCTACGTCAAGTAAGATAATCAGGTAATCACATTTTGGGGCTTTAAGAAGATGGATAAATACATTATCCACTTCTTAAGACTACTGGGCACGCTCCAAATATGGCAAGTCAAAATCTAGACCTAAAAAAATTACTACCACTTTCAACTAGAAATGAGATGTTGGACAGTTTGATGTCTAACATGTTCAATAACTTTGTCTCAGAAGAACAGAGCGTTTTAGTTAATGGTAGAGTAGGTAAAACCGCAGACGGTGATTCTAACATTCAAGCAGCTAATCTCGATCGCGAAATTAATGCTCTTATACCTGCATTATACACTAAGGTCGGGTCTGAAGAAAACATTTTTACATTTGAAGATATTCTTAATAAGCTTAATGCGCTTGATACTGATACCGGTAATCTTCGTGAGTGGATGGCTGAGCAGTCATTCAATTACTCCTTGCCGGTTAATTACGATAAGTTTATTAACTACACCAACTATTACTGGATAGGTAAAGAATTATTGGCTGGTGGAAAAATAGCAGCACGTGCTTACAACCCAACTGTCGAACCTGAGTTCTATTTAATATCAAAGCCCGCTCCAGATGATCTAGTTAAGATGGATGTCGATCTGGCTACGAACACTGCAACAGACGGGTATACCCAACTATGGGCTAATGGAAGACCACCAGAAGTATTCACGATTGCGTTTACTTCTAATCGTACATTCACTGTTACTAGTGATTTCGATGGCATGCAGAATTTACCTGGTAATGCTACACCAATTCAAATACGTATTAATAATGGTCCGTTAATGATGGTTGGCAATTTACCGTCAATTGTACCAACAGCACAGACACTAGTTACACTTTATGCAAGTGGTATGGATCTAGTGTCATTCGTTGTAACAGTTGGATCAAACCATTTTTCTTCTGGTGACGTGTTCACTTTGAAGATTACATATTTCACGAGTAACATTGTTGTTACACTAGATACGATTAATCCTATTGGTAAGGGTGCGATAAGCGGTTCGCAGACAGTATCGCAGATGGCTACTATTGATGGGGTCAGGCTCACTGGCGGCGAACGCATCTTAGTTAAAGATAACCATGATGGCACCGACGGTATATACCACGTGTATACAGATAGACAGTGGGAAAGAACAAGCGACGCTGCTTTAGATTCAAACTTAGTGATTGATTCAACTGTCCACGTTTTGAATGGCACTCAAGCCGGTAGTAACTGGATAATTTCATCTGAAACATTAAATGTTAATCCTACTAGTTCATTTACCAAGTCAGTTAATTTTACGTATGAATCTAATTTCGAATCTCAGATAAATGAATGGCAAAGAGTTAACTACTGGCTACATCGCGATGACTTTGCAGATGCTGCATCATTAGGAGTTACCTTTAATAAATCTATTCGTGCTAACAGACCTATTATCGAATATCGCAATTCTATTGAAAAGAATTTAGCTAAAGATGCTAATGGACGCCCAACAGTCGGTAGAAATATTCGTCAAGATAAAACTGAATTTAATCAAATTCCGCAATTTAATCTTTATAGATATGATGGCACGCACCAAAGCTCATCATCTGGTTTGTTTTATTATGTAGAAGATCCAGATTATCCAACTGACTTGGTACTTCGCCGCCGCGTAAAGACTACTGCTGATTATGATTTTATTTTTGGTATGGGTATCAAGGATGCAGATGGTCGCTTGCTGTATTATAAAGATAATGGCCGTCTAGTATCCGTTTGGCGTGAGGGTGTTATTGCTAACACGTCAACTCAACCTGTTATTTGGTCGGGTGCACTCAATAAGGGCATGCTAGTTCTTGATGAAATTACTTCCATTGCTGATAATCAAGCATGGACAATATCTGCCATAAATGACACTACATTTTCTGTTATTGGTTCGCGCAGCGGTAGATTAGCTGATGCAACTGTCGGAGTACCATACCCTGGATTAGATCCATATTCTACAGCAGAAGTAAAATTTACTATTAATGCTGGAGCTGAGCCTTTTGTTTATGGCGAAAATTTTACGTTCATTATTCACACAAAGATTACTCCTCGTTATGTAAAAAAGAATCTTGACGGATCAATTGTAAATTATCCAGGTGGTGTTAACGCCGATTTTAATGATGGCACAATAACTGGTGCATGGATGAATCCAGCCCGCATGTTTGAAAATCTTGAACGTGAAACTAGATCAGAAATTAATTTCGGTGACTTGCTTAATCATACTCGTAATGTAATTAAAAACCAAAATGGATTTATTGGTACATCATACGGTATTAACAATCTTCGTACACTCACATTCAATCCTGGCCTTGGCGGATCAATCAGAGAGTTTGGCAGCAACTTTCCGCTACTTGCGTCGATGATGATTCAAAATGACATATCACCACTGACTATTTTAGATTTTGCTGAACAACAGTATTTAACAGCACTATCTAGTATAGATCAGTTTATGGTCAACGATTATCCTGTATATCTTACTGAAAAGACAGGCGTAACCACCACTACTATTTCACCAGATGCAGTCGATATTCAAGCACTAGAAACCTATTTTGAAGATCTTCGTACTAGTAATATACTACTTAAGAATACATTTACAGATACATCTGCTAAGGTAGCCTGCTGGCCCGCAACACTCCCTATGATGGGCATATGCCCAGCAGTATTGCCAACTATTGTATTCGACAATGAGCTTGGCCTGGATATGATTGTTCACCATGATGGTCATATTACCCCAGTCTCTCATAGAAATATAGATTTTGATATGTTACTCGTCAAGACACAGGTAACACGATCAGATGGAACTGTTGCTGCTGGTATTTTTTCAGATACTACACCGTTAAGTCCATATGCTAGACAGTTATGGTACAAAACTTCCACAACACGAGTGTGGATGTTTAATGTTACCACTGATGCTGTTTCTCCTGGCACCGGAAAAGACGGTGATATTTGGTTTATTCGTGCTATTGGCGAGTTTAGATACTGGGATTCAATTGGTCAAACATGGTTGACATTAGCAGATCAAAACCCACTTAGTTACTGGGTAGAAATTTCAACAGCCAATATTCGTAATAGCTTAGTCTTAGCTGTTGAAAATAAGTTGTTTGCTTCTGTACATCCTTCTATGAATGTTTCAGTTGATATATTTGGCGCGACAAGTTCAGCATACTCTAAAATTGAACTTGCAAAATATTCTGCAAAATATGGATATGACACATATGTTCCTGACTATAATGCAGCAGATCCATTCACCTGGAACTATAGAATTAAATTAGGTCAAGCCCGTTGGTTTGACGTATATAAAGCTTACTTTAACGGGTTGGCTGCTACTACATGCAGACCCAATCTTGAGCCCTGGAGATTTGGAACAGTAAGTATTCCACCATCTATTAATAAGCCAGCAAATTGGGACAGTACATATAAATCTAATGTCCAGACAACTGGCAATACTACTAATGCAACAGTCGTAGCTACTGACAATATTCCACTCTTGAGTGGAGAAATTTTCATAGATGGAATAGTTGTCGGTGCCGGCGATATAGTATTGGTTATTAACCAGAGTGATCCAATCTATAATGGACTGTATACTGCCGGTGTTGGTGGATGGGCACGGGTTGCTGTACCCATTGTTCATGGGCTAACAGTTATTGTTGCTGATGGCGATAAGTATAAGGGCACAACTTGGGTGCAAACTGCAGTAGACCCAATATATGTTGCGCCTAATGTTGACCCATCATCTAATGCTCCATCTGTAATAACTTTTGAACAATATAGACTTTGGTTATCGGTAATGTGGGATGATGTTAAAGCATATCGTGACATTCATTACCCTGGGCTCAAGCTTTGCGTTAACATTTACAATGATGAATTGCTCCCACCATACGTAAGTTCTGATAATATTGCTGGCAATGAATCACTGCTAACCGTACAACCATCAAATGCTGATATAGTTGGATACGCAAGTAGCTATTCTTTTGGCGAAAATGGTCCAATTGAAACTGCTTGGAAGAAATCTATTGAGTATTACTATGGTCTCGCACGTAGTTACTTCAGAACAAACCCGCTTAAATTCCTGGACAAAACATGGGGTGACACTTACATAACAGTACCTGGCAATGTACGTGTAGAGCGAAATTTGATGGCTCCTATCCCTGCTAACAAGTTCCTACTACATGGTGAAAAGCTCAATATTATTAATTCATATCTTCCATATGAAGTCGCTAATCGTATTTCAGGTCTACCAACGCCATTAGATTTACCAGTTGCCATTGCCACTACTTCTGACATACTATTGACTGGCCTGCAAAAGATAGATGGCATAGACGTTGTTGTTAATGATCGAGTATTAGTTAAAAATCAAATCATCCCTGCTGACAATGGCATTTATATTGTCTCTGCTGGCGCATGGACTAGAGCAACAGATTTTGATCAACCAGTGCAGATTAACTCTTCAGTTGTTTATGTCTTAGGTGGATTGTCAAATAAGTTAACTCATTGGGTCCAGACAGCCGCACTTACAGCTTTAGGTGATCAAATAGCATTTGAATATATCAGTGCATATGATTTTGAAGTAACATATTGCGGTGACGATTTAACTGTTGTTAGCATGACCAGCAGTGGAACATTTAAATCGTACATTACTGTTAATGATTTAACTGCTCCAGTAAGCATCGTTGATAAAGGAATTCCTTATTCATTAGGCGAAAAATTATCTGTACGCTTTACAGCAGGTGTAATTGTTTATTCACATACACCTGCAATAGTTAAGAAATTTAATGGGCTTGGCCAAATATTCACAAACCTTTTAAGATATAATTATGTTGATACTGAACTATCAACAGCGGTTGCTTCTTACCGTGGATGGGCCGTTAAGCTTGTTCATAGACTTGGTGCGATGATTCGTCCAGATACGCTTACAATTAATACTACACAGGGCGATTTACCATCTACTGGTTTCAATGTCATATTGAAGAAGTCCATTGATACACAGAGTCTTTGGATTTCAGCATTACGTATTCAATTAGTTAAGCAGGGTTCTCGCAAGTTAAATTCAGACGGTCTGTATGTTCCGCTTTCCGATGCTAGTGATTGGATCTTTAGAATCGAATCATATAATCCGCAGCACCCTGTTATTGATAAGTATACATTAGATGATGCTGGAGAATTCCAGACATTCTATGCACTTAATAAAGTAAACACAGATATAGCTTGGAAGAAATTTACTTCTAAAACTGTTCTAGAAACAGTTACTGTTCCAGTAGTAATAACCGGTCTTCAGAATGTTATCACTTATGTTTACGGGTATACTGATAGATTAGATGATATTGGCTGGACTATCAATACAGACTTTCCTATTACAGATAGTGAGACTGGTAGAAACATAAATTGGCAATTAGAAATAGAAAAGCTTATTAATCGTGTTTATGGTGGAATGACTATTGGTCAAGGTCACATCTTGAATCCATTTATGGATAAATTATCCATTAATACTCCAGTTGGATTGTTAGGCAAATTTTCAGAGTCAAATTATATTGACGCGTATTCTATGCAAGCAGCATATGACGTGTATGGTAAGGTGATACCTGTTAAATCTCTAAATGTTATTCGTACTGATGCTGGTACTACAGCCTATTCAAATACTCCAATATTTTCTGCCCATGTATTCATTGATGAATATGAACACGTTATCTTAATGAACCAAAAGTTCTCTGATGAATTCTCATCAGCTACTGTGTTCGATACATTCTTAGGTCTCCGCCTAAACACTGCTTATCTAAGTTTCATTAGACAGGCATATGCGAACCGCAAGCCAACGTTTAATGGTTTCTTCTTGAATGGCAATGACGTAAATCGTAACATGTCATCCTCAATTAGCACCATATCAAATTACTATGATGCTAGTCAGACATTCTATGAACCAACAACTGCACGACATGGTTTGGCATTGTTAGGTTTCACTCATAAAGATTACTTTAAAGCAATCAATGTAAATGATACTACACAGTTTAATTTCTGGAGAGGGTTGATTCAGGCTAAAGGTACTAACATGGCTATCGACGCCTTTGTTAACTACAAGAAGTTTACATCTGCTTCTACTGATGAATACTGGGCTTATAAGATTGCAACATTTGGCGATGCACGTGAACGTTCATTCCCTGAAGTTAAGATCAACCCAACAGATGTAGTTCAGAAGTTTACTAAACTTCAGTTCTATTCGCGTGATGATATTAATTATGACCCACTTCCACTGTTCACACAAATTGAGAACATGGATGATACTCGTTGGTACTCTGTAGATGATCTTGGCAAAGGGATTCACTTCGAAGCTACTCCTATTTCTGAAATAGTTGATGTGACGATTGATAAGTTCCCAGATATATTCTGTCATGTTGTAGCAGCATCATATCCAAGCAACCCACTTGTTGACATTACTTCGTCTGACAGATACATAGATGGTATACATCTCAGTAACAATGATTTAGTTCTTATCAAAGACAATGCTACACTTCCTAATGGCATTTATGCATGGTCTTCGGACGGACTCTTTTACAGTAATACACAGCCAACAATTGGACAAGCTGTTTATGTTGATGATGGCAATACTAATGCTCAAACAATTTGGGTTGAAGGTGATGCAGGCTGGTCACAAAGCAAGCTTTACATAAGACTAGCTAACATCTATCATAATGGAGATGTATCTGCTCCAACAGTAACACCTACTGGAGCAGAAATTATCAATGCTAGTTTGCTAAGAGTTAATATTCCTGGCACTTACTTTGTTAATGGCTTCACTTGGAACAACCCAACAAAACATTCGCCAATTAAACTATTTGATTATACTGACAATGTATTGATAGATGAAATTAGCCTGTGGCATCCAGCTATTGGCATCCACACCACTGAACCTTTGGAAATTATCAACATAATTTCTAATGAGGATCCAGCTCATTACGATTACTCAACCAAGACAACCAACAATCCTAACTATAGAACTCTTAAACCTTGGGGTAAAAGAGAAGTAGGTCGTGTATTCTGGGACACTAGCAACCTTGCATATATCCCATACCATGATGCTACAGTGTTTGCAGATATTGAAGCACGTCATGCACGTTGGGGAGCATTATCAGAATGGGCGTCAATCGATCTTTATGAATGGATCGAAAGCAATGTTCACCCATCAGAATACAATGCCCTTGCTGCATTAGAAGAAGGTAATTCTGCAATTGATGAATCAATTCGTTCATCTGGTAAAGTTGCATTTGCTAATTACTACAAGCGCAATCGTGCTATCACTACTAGACCAATCGCATGGTCTTATGTACCAACAGGACTTGCTAACGGTCACCCATCATTCGAGTATGCTGTTAACGTCAATGTTTATAAGGCTGGTAATCAGCTGATTATTGGCGAAGGTAGAGCAAATGAAGTAGGAATTTCAGCAGGAAGAACCTTTGGTGGATGGGTTAATAACCCGGTAACTCTCATTGGTAAACCAGTTGGTGAGGTATTAATTGACACAACAATATCTTATGACATTGGTAATTCAACAGAACCATCAGCACCTATTCTCCAGTTAACAGTAAGCATTACGCCTATCGTAAATGGTCTATTTGGCAACAAAATTGGTGCAGTTTATCTTAGCACGTATAGTGTTGCTGGCAAGGTAATGCTTAGAATGTCAGATTCATTTGGTTTCTACCAAGATGTAATTGTTGAAGAACCTGCATCCATAGATAAGTATAAGACGATTCCGTTTGACACTTTTGGTTTACAAGTTAATGTCAGTAATCTTCCATCATCAGCCGCTGCAATAGTTGCAGTGGTATGCAACATAACTAACGATATTTATGTTCGCGAAACTGTTACATTTATTGAGACTGTTCCACTTCAAAAATCAAAATTCGTTAATGATGGCTCTGATATTTCTGGAGATAGCAGCGAGTGGCGCACATGGGCTATACCTACTCAAGCACAGTTAGATGGTGATTTATTATCTCCTAATAATTCTTGGCTTCCTGTTCTTGGTGATGCTGTTACATGGGCAGGAATTGCTAATGCTTCAACAATAGCTGCTATGAAGGCTGATAGTAATACAATGACACTTAAGTCGGGCGTTGCTATAAAGCGCTATGCATCTACATGGACTCGTTGGGAAAGTTTAAATCAGCTGAAGATAGAAATAATCTCAGATGGAGTGAACACACTAACTTTCACTCCAGGCGGAACAATTGATTTACACCGTCTGTCTATCTACGTTAATGGTGTACAGGTTAATCCTGACGGTTATGTGATTGACGGATTAACTGTTAGTTTAGTAAATAAACCAGCAGAAGGTTATGTTGCTACAATGCTCTATAGAGCATACCAGCCAACAAAAGATGAGTTGGGATTCAATCCCGATGTAACTGATGATGTGTCAATTCAAGTTCAATACAAGCTAGATTATCAGTATACTCAGCTTGACATTAGAAATGAAGAAGGCAACATCACTAGCAAGAAATATTACTTCTGGGTGCAAGATAAAACAATTCCTCAGGCTAATAAATCAATGTCACTAGTGCAAGCTAAAGCGCTTCTAAAGTCTGGTCCAAGCGTGTTCACAGTCTTCTCTAGATTATTACCAGATAGTACAGTGACAGTTCAACCTGCGGCTGCATTCGATTCTTGCGCTATTTCTGGTCTTAGCATGTATGTAACAAAGAATGATTCATTCAAATTGCGTATGCTTAAGAACTTTACTCTTCTTGACGATCCAGAAGAATTAAGCCTTAAGAACATCCACACAGAATGGGTTATGATTAGAAAGAAACAAACATCTAAGATTCCAGCCGCTTTGTGGGCTGTTCTAACCAATGCTGTATGTGGCACAGATATAGGTGGTAATCTTTTACCATCTCAAACTCGTATAGACTATGATGCTAGAAATGGTACTAGAAGTAAGTTTGGCTTTGGCCCCGGACAAATTTTTGCTGATACTCAGTTGTTAAGAACATCGGTCACGCGTACACTCCTCAATACCCAACTTACTTTACATCTCGTAAATAAGATAGTACCGGATTATATTACTGCTCTTGATTTCAACAACAGTGATAAATGGTTTGCAGACGCAACATCAGCTAGGATAACAATGAATCTCATTTGGAATACAGGAAGACCACATCAAGTCAATGAAGTATTTTTCGATGCTTTAGAAGATGCTCTTGCCAATAATTACGAGTTTAGCGATATTTTCAAAACATCATTAATCACCGTTAATTCTGCTACTACAATTGCTGATAGTTCTGTTCAGGAGCAAGCAGATGAGCTCTACTAATAGTCGCTATCTATCGGTGGCTTCAGGCCACATTGATAGCTTAATTAGCTATGTGCTAGACGTAAAGCCATATCACGTAAAGCTTTCTGAAATTGTTGAAGAATATCTTTTCAATGATACTGTTAATGTAAAAATAGCTGATCACCAAGAGACATTGGCTTTCTTGGGTGCAGACATTCTTCCAGCATATTCGTCACAGCATAATGTTAGACGTCGTAGAGCCACTAGCTGGTATAAAGATTTAACATCTGACGGTACTAGAACAATTTGGCAAGTACCACTAACCGTTATTAATAAGTTAGCAAGTAAGAGTGATCAAGCTGGATTAGGATTTAATACTACACGTAGCTTAGCGCAAGAACCATTCATTCACGGCAGAACACGTAGCACAACAAATGTGCCACCAGCTTATATCGATCCGCTTGAAGCTGCAGTGCTAGGATTTAATACCAACAATGTCGAAACTGATAATGATTTTCAGATTCCGGGTATCGACACTATTCACTATGTTAATGATCAGCCAATGCGTTCAGGTGCATTTAATCCTAAGCGCTGGAGTGGTCCAGGGGTTCCGACTGTTACCAAAAATGGTACAGCTCAAATAGATTCAGTCGATTACTTTTTAAGTCATGGCGCATTCTCTGTTGACATTCGTGCCAACATGATGTGGAAGGAATTAAACCTCCATGATGTATCAACGTTTGCTCCTAAGTCTGGTGCTCTTGTCTATAACAAGCTTATTAAGACATACGGTACTATTGATAAAGTTGAGCTAGGCAATTATGAAGAGTGGACTATTACGTGGATTAAACCAGACAATTCTACTTCAGCTATAATAGACATTGAAGGTTCACAGTCCGGGGCTTTGCTTGGTGGCTCATGGGGAAGCAACATGCTTCTGTCGAGCCAATTGGTTTATGACAATGGCGTAACTATCCCTGTTAGTAATTTTGCATACGGTGTGGTGTACTTTGCCGGGTTCAAACCAGACTTATTGGCAGCTAATGTTTGGAATGTTGACACTACTCTTCCACTGCCAGTAAATGTACCTAGCATTTATGATCTAAAATTATCTGCTACTACTGCTACCACTTTGCCAGCCTGCAAAGTATTGTCAACGGCTCTTGGCGTTAACTATGCAGATGCTAATACGGTATTTTATTTCAAGGATGGTTCGTCTGCTCAGTTAAAGAATACAACTGACGTTATTGTATCTGGGACAGTTAATGCAACACTTGCTGCTGGCACGTCTATAACAATTCATGGTGGGCAAACAGTAATACTTAATTCTGCAACAGACATTGTCTTTAATGAAGTCGAGTTAGTAACAAGCGCAGCTGGAATTGTTACCACATATCCAGTTGTAATAAAGCATACCATGGCGCAGGGTAAAAGTGTCACACTGCCAGATGGCACCACCCATACTCTTATTGCAGCAACAGCAATAGATATCGCTGGCGGCACCGTAGTTACACTTGCTGGATACAATGCTGCTCAAGCTGCTGTAAGACCTGTCCCTGTTGAGATAGCACATAACATCGATATTCTTATTCCTAACGGAACAATCATCAACCCTGATTTTGATTACAGTTATGATAATCCTAAATTAGTATTCCATCTGTTTACTAATCCTAGTGAATACATTGACGATGGCGAAAGTTTCGTCATTACTCCTTCAAACAAGATAACAGTTGCTCCTGATGCTCCGCTAGAATCATGGACACTTATAAAGACAAATCCTATAACATCTGGTGATCGTGAAGAACACTATTTGGTTTATGGCAGTGTGTCTGGCTGGACGCCTAATTTAAGTCTATCTGCAACTGAGCAAGCAAAGAGTGTTGGTGCTGCTATTGGTGAATGGTATTGGAATGGTAAAATTGGTTTCAAGATTCCTGAACTTAAATGCTTCCCAAAGATTCAAAATGCAACTATCATTTCATCTGCGCTAGGTGACAATAATACTTGGACAACTGAAGTAAGCAATAATCAGATTATTAAGAACATCTCTTTTGACCCAGCTGTTAGCAATGGTAAAGGAGCATTCTTTATCACTGGTGAAGAATCGATTGCTGGTACATCTTCTGATGGTAAGACTTGGGTATCCGATGTTGGCACTACGTATTCGTTTGATGCAACTAATCCGTTTAGAGTTCTTTCTATTACTGGTGATAATGGCAAAATATATCTAAGCACTCCAATACCTAGTGTTGATAGTTTAGGAAACCCAATTACTGTCATTAAGTGGATAGAACAACGTGTTCCAACACTGGGCGCAATTAATTCAATTACCCAGATCCCAAATGCACTTCGTGCACATGCGTCGGATCCTTCACCAACTATTACGTGTATTCTTGCAGTAGGTGAGCAAGGTATTATCCTATCATCTGTTAATGGTATGGGCTGGCAGCCATGTAATAGTGGTACAACAGAAAACTTAACTGACGTTACTTGGTCTCCACAGAATATCGTTGCAATTGGCGATCATGGTACCATTGTCAGAGCTATTAGTCGTAATGATGTAACAGGTATAATTACTTGGGCAAAGCAGACATATGGACCACTAAATTCTAACTTTACAGAGTTCAATCTTAAGTCTGTAATTTATGTTGCTTCATTGGGTAAATTTATTGCTGTTGGTGAGTATGGCACTATCTTGACATCAGTTGATGGAACTTCATGGTTAAATCTTGGAGTCTTCCCAGCACCTCAACTACCTCCGCTTAATTCATCAGATGCAGTAGTAAGTGCATATACTGCAGCAATGAATGCGCTACCTTCATTCACAGATGTTGTCTTTGGCAATGGTAAATTAGTAGCAGTTTCAGCTAACGGAATAATTGCTACTTCAACAGATGGGTCTATTTGGACAGCATATGCTGGAAAATCGCTTAACTCTATTGCATATGGTAATGGCGTATTCGTTGGTGTCGGTGGCTCGCGCAATGAGGTTGAACACCTTGTTCCAAATCCATTAAAGCCATCTGTTAATCCACTAGCTGAACCATCTGAATACACTATTACGTTTTACACACAGCAGACTGATACTGAAGAGGGTCTAGCCACTGTAACAAATAACGTTTATGGATTTAGAGCAGGCTTAGTAACTAACACGTTATGGGATGATGGTCTAGTATCATTCACCTTAGCAACAACACCAAGCCAGACAAAATACCAAACTGGCGACGTTGTTAAAATCTATCTTGCGCCAGAGTATCGCTATGTAGACTTCGCTGGTTACGATGAAACTAACTATGCTATCAGCAAATACGAAAGTGATGTTGCTCTTGCTGAATTTAGCGTGCCATTGCTTTATAATCAGGAATTATTCCCGCTATATCACAGTCATGGCTCGGTTATTTTTAAGGATACACTTGAACTAAATGATAGCATTGTAATTGACAAAGCATCTTCCGATGCCTTTAGACTTCGAATCATTGGTTCAGGGTTAGCATTCCCAGAACTTGCTCCAGTAGATGACTGGATTCCGTTAGAAATTAGAACTGACGTGCCATTCCCTGGGTTAGTAAAATACATCTATGCGTATTCTTCCGCAAATCCTAACTTACTTATTTTAACTATTGAGCAGCCGCAGTATAATACTGAAGATATAAATGCATCAGCGTTATTAAAGTTTGAGCCAGCATTTGTCACACAGTACTTGAAGTTCAATACCAAATTCTCTTTGGCTTTCTACCCAGATGAATCATATGGACAGAAAATTAGAGTTAAGATAACAGAAGACTATAAAATCTTTTCACGTTTCCGCGAAGAATTCTTTGAAGGTCCTTTACAAGGATCGTATATCTGGCACTGGAACTATCCAACAGTTATTAGATACCCACTATATGATGCTAATGATGTACCAATTGTTGACGCTGCTGGATTGCCAGTCTACACCTACCCACGTGATGCCTTTGGTAACTTGACGTACACTGCTGGTTACTACAGCTTAGTACCAGCTACTGCAGCTAACCCATACCCATTTAATTTGAACATCTCTGATGCTCCTATTAAACACTATGACACTGGCGATAAAATTACATTCTTTGATGGTCCAGCAATTGGTTACCATTTCTGGGAATACATTACTAAGTATGCTGATCCATTAAGAATACCACGTAATAAAATTACTAAAGATGCAAATGGTGTGTTCATTGAAGAACCTATCGACCCAGTACCAAATCCTATTGTGTGGCAAGGTTGGGGTATTAAACATGTCACAGATTCTGGATACGATTTCTATAAGCAATTAACTGAAAGAGTTCCACCACAACCAATTCTTTGGACACAAGCAGAGGTAGATGCCATTGCTGCTGCAGAAGCAATTAGACAAGCAAATGATCCACTAAATGAAACAACTGCTCCAAAGACATACTACTGGTATAATGATACCCCACAGTCACCTGTAAAAGTGCTGTTACCGGTAGCAGGTTCTGAAAAGACGGTGCAAGATGTGACGCCTATTATTCAGAGAACTGATCATAATGGTACAGTATTAGGACCACTACTGACACTTAATGTTGATGCAGCTGGTACTAAGACATGGACTCCAACACCTAACACTGATATTACACCAGCTCGTACTGCTGAAATTGAAACTACTTGGAAATTGTTGTATCATACTGATCCATATCCGCTTAATCATGAGTGGTATAACACTGACACATGGCCTTCAAAGCTTATAAACGGTGTGGCTCATCATAAAGCATTTTACGTAGCGATCACTGAAGGTGGTGCTTTACCGCTAGATGATGGTTTCGGCTACTCGCCATATCAAACCATTAAGAATGGTGTTATGAAGGGTCTAAAGAAGATTGTTGCCCCATCATATACAGCCCACCCACCTATTTCGCTAGCAGACCACTTGCCTCAACCTGCGACGCCAGACTCACTATCACCTGCACAGTTTGCGGCACTAGCAGAAACAATTACTTATTCGCAACAAGTTTTTAATCCTGGAACATTCCTTTGGTCTGGTAATCCAGCTGACTGGACATTCCCTAAGGTAACAGCTGGTCCAAGTATTCAGGTTAAACAGTCATATCCTTCAAAACCTGGTTACGAATATTTTCCTTATGGCACATCGCCATTAAATGAATTCCCGTATAATCTTCCACCATACAAAAATTGGCAAGACAAGAATGGTGCCCCACCTGCAGCCGATACCGGCATATCTGAAGCATCAATCACCGAGGGTTTGTTTATTACTGAACGTGCTATTGATACTCGTTGGTTATCCGGATATGATACTACACCATATGACGTTACTTGGACGAATCCGATAGCTGCGCCAGGAACAATAGTATTAGGATATCCGTATGATACTCCTCTGGATTATGTTGCAGCTAAAGTGAACTTTACACTTGACTTTAAGAATATTAAAACAATTCTAACACCAGGTATTCATTATGGTGAACAGTATATGGATATAATGCCACCGCAGTTTACTAATCTACCAAGTGCTGTTGATGAATATATGGTTACTATTCTTAATAAGACATTCACTTCGACTCCTACATTTACCCTTCAGGCACTTGTAGCAGCACCAGGTGGTGGTTACATGACAACTGGACCTATAGAAAATCCAGCTACCAACCTGCATAATCCATTCCCAGAGTTGCCAGATATCACAAGTAAGAATGCGTATGTGTTCATCACCTCGATTCCTATGCCTTTCAGGCTAACCATAATATAATTCGTATTAACCATAAATACTCTATGCTTTTAAGCCTAAGAAGATAACGGAGAAAAAATGACTGCAGCTACAATTACGACAAAAGTTATTGGCCACGTACATGT